ACGGCGCTGGGTGCGGTCGCCGGGGATCAGGCCCTTGTCTTCAAGCCGTGCATCATTCAGCAGGTTGCCGCTGGTAAGCGAGCGTTCCAGCAGGGAGTCGATTTCGTCGCGGGCTTGGCGCTCACGGTGGAACACCAGCTCCAGATAGGCCGCTTGCTCTTTGTAGGGTGCCAGCGACTTGCGTTTTTCTTCGATCTCGGCTTCCGACAGCTCGGTCAAGGTGCCTTGCTGCTTCAGCTGTTTCTCAAACAGGGCCAGGCGTTCGGCGTTGACCTTGTCGTACTGCTCGATCGTCGAGTCAATCGTCCCGTTTGGCGTCAGGTTGGTGGCGCTGTCCAGCACGCCCTTCAGGCGTGTCGCCTCGCCAGTCTTCTGCCGCTGGCCACGGCCGATTTCGACCTTGGCCGATTCGCGGTCGATTTTCTCCGACTCTTTGGCCTGCTTTTCTTTCAGCGCGTTGATGCGCGCCTCAGCCTCCACCCGGTCCTTGATCAGCGACTTGGTTTTCTCCGGGTCCTTGGTAACGTCGGCCGGCATCGCGTCCTTGGCGTCCTGCAGCTTGCGTTCCTCGATCGCAATTTCAGCTGCCGTCAGCTCGGCCAGTTTGGTTTTGGCCAGGCCAAACTGTTTGTTGGTTTTGGCGTCGTCATAGGCCTCGGCGGCGGCGGTGCGGCGTTTTTCCAACGCCAGCTGCTTCTCGGTTTCCTTGGTGGTCTGTTCAACCAGCTGATCCTGGCGCAACTGGACATCGTTGTACTCTTTGACTTTTGCAGCCGTGAACTGGTAGCGCTGGGTGTTGCCCCGGGCTTCCTCTTCGGGCAGCCCGCCGGCACTGATGTCGCTGTACAGCTGTTGAACGCCGCCGGTCTTCGCGTCCGTGGTCTTTTTCAAGTACTCCTTGAACTTGGGGTTATTGAAGGTCTTGGTGATCGTGTCGCCGTACTTCACGCGATCAGCAGTGTCCTGCAAGACCTTGGTGGCTTGGGAGTCGAGGGTTTCCTGAATCTTGCCGACCGACAGGGTCAGCAGATTCTTCATCAGCCCGCCTTTGAGCTGATTGGCCGCATCAAACAGGGCGCCCTGAATTTCCTGCAGGTGGCCTACCGCAGCACCGTCCAGTTCGTGGAAGCGGGCCAGCAGTTCGATCACCGCGGCGCGCATGTCCGCTTCGGCGGTGCTCTTGTTGTCGCTGAGCGAAATCGCCTTGATCCGCTGGATGAATTGTTGGGACACCTTCTTGGCGTTGTCATCCAGCGGGTTGACGGCGCCGTTCGCCCGCATCTGATCGGCCAGGGTCTGAGCAGCCTGCTGAAGAATCCCCAGCTGCATGTCCATGGCTTCCTTGCTGGTACCAGCAAGGATCTTTTGCAACGACTCGGACTGCGCCACGATCTGCTGGAACAACTGGGCTTCCAGTTCCTGATCGTTGCTGGGGGCCGCACCGTCCATTTTCTCCAGCGTCTTGCGGGCGTTGACCAGCTTGTTGTTGAGCTGGTCGGTCATGCCTTTCAGGGTGCCGCTGACCGTGTTGCCCAGTTCTTCAATGGTGTACAGGGCGCGATCGGCCTCACTGCTGGTCATGCCCTGAATGAGCGCGGCCATTTGCGGGAACTGGGTTTTCAATACTTCCAGCTGATCGGCACGCTCACTAGGGGCCAGCTTGGTGTAGCTTTTGACCAGCTCCAGCACCTGCTCGTTGGACTTGCCCAGGTTGGTACCGAACACATTGCTGATCGCCGCGTTCAGGTCGTCGGCGGTGCGGCTGGCCGTGAGCAGGGATTCGGCCGTGGACCCCACGTTCTTGCCGAGTTCCGCCAGTTTGATGTCCCAGTTTTTGGCAGCCTGGTCGTACTTCTGGAACTTGTCTTCACTCTCGTTCAGTTTCTGGCCTTGGGCCGTCGCCTGTGCGTCGGCTTCTTCCTTGGACTGCTCCGGCGGGAAGACGCGACCAATCGTGTTGCGGTAGGCAAACTGCAGGGCCTGGCGTGGGGCGCCGCCCAGCAGCAGCTCAGCGGCGCCGGGCAGGCCCTTTTCCCCTTGCGCGCGCTTGGCCAGGTCGTACTCATCGAGCTTCTGGATTGCCTTGTCGGCAGAGTCAAACACTGCGGCAAAGAACCCGAGAATGCCTTCGCTACGGTTGTAGGCAAAACCGGTGATTGTCGATTTCAGACGGGTAAAGCTGGCGTCCAGGCCCTTGATCGTGGTGTCCGCGCCTTCTGCGGCGGCGCGGCCAAAGGTGATCTTGGATTCGTTGGCGGCCAGTTCTTCCAAGTTCCCGATCATCGCCTTGATGGCGTTACTCGACCGGATGTCGAAGGCCCGCGACAGGGTCGATTCGCCCTCATCGTTGAAGCCCAGACGCTTCAGTTCAGTCAGGGCCGCCTGCAGCGGGGCGCGGCCTTTGCTGAACGCGAAGAAGCGCGCCTTCACGGCCTCGGCACCCATGTCCTCGCCCATGGCGCGGTAGCGTTCCTGCAGCGCCTTGGTCAGCTTGAGGTCCGGGCTGAAAATTTCCAGCATGCCGCTACGAAGCCCCGTAGCCGCGGTACTAGCCTTCAAGCCAGCGTTTCGCAGCGTCGAAACGGCGGCCAAGAATTGCTCTGAAGTCAGGCCGAACGACTTGGCGGTCTGCGCACCGAGGGAGAGGATGGTTTTCAGATCCTCGCCGGTCAGTTTGGAAATGTTGATCGCCTTGGCCAGCTGGTTGGCGATCACGTCATCCGACAGCTCTTTGAACACCGAGCGGGTGGTGGAAATCAGATCCGCCGCGACCTGCAGGTTGGAACCGGTGGCCGCGGCAAAGTCCGCGGTGGCTTTCAACGTGGTGTTCATGTCCTCGACCGACACGCCGGCCTGCGCCAGCACCTTGGCGGCCTCGGTCAGTTCGCTGAGCGAGAACTTGCTGTTCTTCGCGACATCGAGCACGGTCTGCGACAGCTTGGCCATCTGGGTATCGGTGGAACCGGTGACCGCCTGGATGTCCAGGAAGGCGGTCTGCAGGTCGATCACATTTTTGGCCAGCGCACCCAGCGCTGCGGATAAGCCGTACAGCGCGGCATAGCCCACGGCGTATTTGAGGAACGAGCGCAGGGTGCTTTGCAGCAGGTTGAGGCCGGAGGACGGTGGTTTGATGGCCTCGTTTAGGACATCCAGATCCCCGGCGAATTTGCGTGCTGCATTGCCTGCCGCCACGGCTTGCGTGCTGCTGACACCGTAGAGGTTGCTGAACTCCTTGCCTTTGCCACGCACCTCGCTGAGCCGCGCCTGCACATACTGCCGGGCGCTTTTCGCGTCTTCCTCATTGAGGTTGTTCAGGCCGCCCGGAGTCTTGCTGGCGTCCTGATAGATTTTGCGGCCTTCGGGGTAGACCGCACTGCCGACCGCGCTACGGGATGGCCGCGACACCCGCGTTTTGCTGTTCTGCGCCAGGCGTTCTTGTTGGGCATTCAGCTCGGCGACGGCGCGGGCGTACTTGTCCACCTCGGCGCTGACTTGCTTGTACGCATCACTGTCACGCCCCGCCTCTTTGGCGGTGGCTTGTTGTTGCAGTTCCAGCTGGCGCAGCTCGCTCTCGGCGAACTTGGTGGCCTTGCGCACATCGCCAAGGGTCGACAACTGGCTGTAATCGCCGTTCGCCCGTTCGAACAGTTGCTTGCCTTTGTCGTTGACGGTGCCTCGGGTTCGCCGCTTGTCTTCCGAGGTCTGAATTTTCTCCTGCAGCCGGTCGATGCTGTTCTGATCTTGCTTGGCGGTGTTGAGTACCTCGATCCGGCCTTTCAGCTTGTCCAGGTAGTCCCCGTATTTTTCGGCTTCCCGGCCAGCGCGCTTGGCCTGGTCGCTGCTCGCACCAAAGGCGTTGGCGTAGTTGCGTTGCAGGGTGGCCAGGTCGTTCATTTCGCCCCGGACAAAGGCCTGCGCCTTGCGGGCGGCGCCGATGTCGGTGAACGCATCGACGTTACCGTCCACACCGCCGGCCTGTTGCAGCGCTTTACGACCTTGGCGTTCAGCACGACCGCGCAGGGTGCGGTTGAACGAGGCGTTGCTTTCCGCTTTGGCGACGGCGTTGGCTGCGGCTTCATCCTTTTTGCGCAGTTTCTCGACCTGGCGCAGTTCCTCGACACGATTTGTCAGGCGGGCGTAAGCCTGCGATACCGCGTCCAGCTCGCGGGCTGTGCGCTGGGCTTCCTTGGATTCCGCGCCAAACATTTCGCGGGTGAGGCGGTCGATTTGCGTGCGCGCACTCAGCTCTTTTTCGGCAAAGGAGAGGCCGGCGCTGGCGTTTTTCGAAGTCTCGATCGACGCCGTGTCACCCCGCGCCGCTGCGTAGAACGCCTTTTGGCCAGTGGGGTTCTTCTGCTGCGCAACGCGAGCGTTGGTGTCGATTACCTGCTGGCGAATCGCCTGAGAGTCCCGGGTCCGTTTGGTTTGTTTGGCCGTCGCTTCCTGCGCCGCGAGCTGGGTGGCGCGGGTGTCGAGGTCGCTAAACGCCTGTGCCGACAGGGCCAGCTTGCGCTCAGCACGGCGAGCCTCCGGGGAATCGGCCCCGAACTTGTCTTGTTGCAGGCGCACCGCCCGCTCGCCGGCCGTCAGCGCCGAGGCAGCAAAGGCACGCCCCTGCTTGGCGCTGGCGGCAGTTTCAATTGCGCCGGTGTTACCGCGGGCGGCGGTGAGGAACACCTTGCGACCTTCCGGGGACTGGATCGCCTTGGTCCGGCGCGCACGCTCCAGGGTTTCCGCCGTGCGGGCGCGGGATTCTTCCAAGCGCTGGTCGCGCACGGCGTCGGTCTGCGCCTTGCGCACGGCGGTGGCGTTGGCTTTAAAGCTTTTGGTGACGTTGTCGATCAGGGGCGCGATGTTCTTAGACATCGCCCCCAGGTTGGCCATGACCTTTTCCAGCCCGGTGAGGTGCCGGAACATCGGGATCTCTTGGGCGTTGCCTGCGTTTCGCAGGGTGTTGGCCAGCTTGCCCAGTTGGTCCTGGAAGGTCTTGAGGCGGCCAAACGCTTCCGGCAGCCGCGCTTGCTGGCCACGGGTCAGCCTGTCCGGGGAGGTGGCCGCCCGCTCCAGCAGCGTCTTGTCTTTCTTGACCTGGGTGAGCAGTTTGCCGAGTTCCCTAGCCTGCTCCTTGGCGGGTTTCAGGTCGAACGTCGTCTGCCCAAGCTTAGTCAGAGTCGCTTTGGCGTTGGCCAGGTCCTGGTCGTCGAGTTTCAGGCCGGCACGGATCAGCGTTCTGATAATGATGTTGTCGCCGGCCATATCTTAGAACCCCAGTTTTTTCATGATATCGATCATCGAATCCACCGACTGCTTGTCGGTCATGTCGATGTCGTGGACTGATTCGTTCTGGCTGGTCAGCTTCCCGCCCGCGCCGAGTAGACAGGCTTCAAAGCGGGTGCGCAGGTCTTGCCAAACGTGCGCGGTTTTCAGCTCGATCATGGACTTGACCAGGTCCATGTCGACTTCGCAGTACAGGGTCTGAGCCCGCAGCGGGTCGTAGTCGGCCAGCCACAGGCAGAGCTGGTCGGTCTTCAGGGAATTCAGCCACGCGGTGTACGCCGAACCGTAGCCATTGCCTTTGGGGCCGGGCTGCGTCGGGGTGGCGGGGGTTTTGTTTTCTTCCAGCAGGCGCTGCGCCAGGGCCTCGATGTTGGGGCAGGGCAGCTTTGCCTGTTCGGCGGCCAGCTCGATCGCCACCCACAGAACCAAGTCGGGTTGCTGCTCGATGAGTTCGCCCAAAATCTCTTTGAACAACAGGGTGATCTTCGGCTTGCTGACGCGGAATAACGACATCGCACACCTCCGATCGCTGATGGAAAAAGGCCGGGCAGCGCCCGGCCCCTGTTGCGTTCCCGGACTTAGCTACCGCCGAGGGCGAGGAAGCCAGTTGGGTGGGTTGGGATAATGTTGGCCAGGTGCGCCAGGTTGGCCCCGACGCCATACTCGGCCGCGGCCGGCTGCAGGCATTTCAGGGTCATCGTGGTGGACGCGAAGTCGCTGGCGTTGGTGGCGTATTCCAGGTTCCCCGAGATCGAGGCTTTCCAGAAGTTCCACACCAGCGGACGGCCCGAGCTGTTTTCCTTCTGAACGATGGCCGCAGCCATGTAGTTCGTTTGGGAAACCGCACCGATCGCCACTTGCTTGGCCACAAACACCGGATCACCTACCGCCAGGTCGAACAGCAGCGGGGTGGAGGCGTCGAGGGTCAGGGTGTTGGTCGACACCGAAGCCACGCGCAGGATCTGCACGGTTTCCGGGGTGTTGACCTTGTACGACACGATCAGGTCGCTGCCCGAAATGCCGGTACCGGCAACGAGGGTCAACGTGGTCGCCGCAGCCGAAGCGGCGGTACCCACGGTGGTGGCCACGTCCGCGACAGCGGTGGTCACACCATCACCGATCGCGATTTTCAGGTTGCGGCGCGAGTATTCGCGCAGCACGGTGGACACTTCGGCGGTTTGACGCACCACCGCGCTGTCCATCAGTTGCTTCGGAAAGCCGCCTTCCAGGTCGACGGATTCTTGGCCGATGGTGACCGAGCAGCTGTCAACCAAGCCCACGGAGTGGGTCTGGAGCAGCTTCATGGCCGAGGTCATCGGGCCGACCCTTAATTCAGCGGTCCCGATCTGAAACTTGTTAGTGACTGGCGAGCCCAAAGACATGGCTTTATCTCCTACGAAGTAGTTTGGTCATCTGTTCTTGCATTGCCTTGCCCAGCCTGATGGCCAGTGGTCGCATGAGCGGCCGTCGAACCTCGGTCTTGAACGCACGGTAAACACCATCCTGCCGATTCGTTCTGCCCAGTGGTTCCAGCACAGCCCCGCGCCTACCCGCTTCAGCCCCCGCGATCAGCGCTCTACGAAGCGCTTGATCAAGGAAAGCCGGAGACAGTTTTTTGAAAGCAAGGGGGTGGTCCACTTGGAAATCCCCATTGCTCAGTAATCGGATGCGCGGCTTGGATTTGGTCATCCCCGCCTTACCAGGAACCCAGCCCGCAAAAGAGTTGCGCAAGGTCCCGGTGTCGAGCCAGAACACCCGGGGACCGATGCTGCGCAACTTGCCTTTGTAGTTGCCCATTGCCCGTTCCCGCTTGTTCTCGCGCCAGTCAATGCTGAGCGGTTTCCAGTCCACCGCGACCTGCACATGCCGGCCACCAGGCAGGCGCACGCGCAGTCGAGTGCGTGGCTGGTTCGCGCCCTGGACCCCGTCGTTCAACACCTTTTGGGTGTCCGCGAGCGCCGCCTGGTAGAAGTTGGTGCCGATCACTTCCAAGTCAGCCTGCTTGCCGTTGGCGCGCTCGGTAATCGCGGCCAGAACGCCCTTGTGTTGCAGGACCATGGCGCGCAGCGCGCCCTCATTGATTTCAAAGCTGACGGTGGTGTTGTTAGCCAAAGTTCACCGCCTTGCCCCGGATCACCGCGTAGCGGATACCGGATTGGCGATCGAACATCTGCGGCGAAATCTCGTTGGAAATCACCCGCACAAAACCCTTGCTGAATGCGTCCGCTGGCGAGGCGGTGGACAGGATGTAGTTGAACAGCTGGAACTCCTGGTCCGCCCGGAACACGTCACGGATCTGTGACACCAGGTCGATCAGCGCGTAGTTGCTTGGGTCGGCCACGGTGCGTGCCCCCACCGAAAATTCAATCTCGTACAGGGGCGCCCGCGGGTCCGGGATGAACGACCCGAACTGCCAGAGCAGCGCCGGGCCTTGGCCCTTGAACGCGGCATCGGTTTGCAGCATGTCGTCGACTTCGGCCCACAACAGGCCGGGGTACTGCGCCTGCAGGGCGGCACACTTGTCGGAGACCAGCTTGTCGATCGTCCCTTTGACGATCAGTGGAAAGTCTTCAGCCACGGCGTTGGACCCTCGCGGCTGGGATTTCCAGGGATTGGAAAACCTCGGTGATGTCGAGCAGTTCGTTGTTGTCCAACCGGCGCACGTACATATCCGTGGTGGCGACGACGTTGCGCGGGAAATACACGGTGTAGATGGTGAAGTCGGTCAGCGGGAATTCCCGCGAGTCCACCGCCGAGTAGCGCGACAAGTTGACCCAAGTGTCAAACAACACCTCTTCGGCACCGGTCTTGCGCTTGGCCCCGGACTGCAGGGTCTCAACGACTTCGCGGCACACCCGCACATGGAACGGCGCCTGGTGCAGGGCGAAGGTGGTGCCGTACACGTCCGCGCCCTCGATGTCCTTGTTAAGGCTTTCGAGCATGTACACGGTCGTGCTGTTGCCGAGGCGGATCACCGAGTAGCTAGCCGGCAAGTCCTGATCCCCGGCAAGGGTCAGGATGCGTTTGCGCTGGCCGAAATCGCGCTCAGTGATAAACCGGTCGTAGACCTGCAGGCGCCCGCGCAGGCCGGTATCGTCCCAAACGCTGGTCGCAGCGTTCCACCCCAGCAAGGGGGTGTGGGCAAAGCGGCCGAGGGCGCGGGAGAGGTCGGCCATTACTGGATCACCTCGGTCACAGGGTCGGCACCAGGTGTCGCCACGCTGACGTAGTTGGTGTACGGCGCCAGGTTTTGCGAACCGTCGACCGCACCCTGCAACTCGCCCTTGTACTTGGCCACCTTCTGCGCCGCCAGTTCCGCCACCTTGCTCAGGTCGACCTTGAACCGATCGAGCTGGGCCTTGCCGTCCGTGACGATCTGCGGCACGGCGAGCGGGCGGTTGGCGAACTCCAACGCCACGAACCACTGCGCGTACAGCTTGAGCCGGTCGGCGATCGCCTTGGCGGCGGTGCTTGGCGTGCCCGTGGTGCCGGCGGTGAACAGTGCGGCGTGCGTCGGCAGCCAGCCGTCGAGGTCCAGGCTCAGTTCCAGGGCGACCTGCGAATCCACCATGTAGCGATCCGGGCAGTCATCCTGATCCACACCCAAGCACCCACGCACTGCGTCGGTGTTGGTGTACGAGCCGAGGGCGGTCATTAGGCCCCCTTACGCTTCGCTGATCAGGTTGGCGGCCATCTGGCCGTGCAGCCAGCTGCCTTCGGCAGGCGCGGCGTCAATCTTGATCGGGGACACCGGGCCGAAATGGATGTTCGAATCCGGGTCGGTGTAACCAAATGGGGTGGTCGATTTGAGGTACTTCGGCCAGCCGTCTGCCTTGGCAGGGGCGGCGACCTTGGGTGCTTCTTGCTGTTTTTCAGTGGTACGGGACATGGCTCGGCTCCTGCGGTTGGGGTTGGGGGCCTTGCGGCCCCCTTATTCCATTTACAGCGTGAGTGTCATCACCTTAAAAGCATCTGGGTATAAGGTGTGGGTCAATTCCCCGAAATCTACGCGGAACGCAGTTGCGCGGCGCAGGACGAACTGCTCGACCGCCGAGTAGGAGGCCGAGATGTTGATCACGCGGCGAAGGGCGAAGCGGGTGTCGATGCCAACGAACGTGTTCGCGGCGATCACACCGTCATCGACGATCAGCAGGCGAGGATCTGGACCAGTCAGATTCTCGATGGTGACGCCCTGGTTGAAGCCCTCGGCCTGCGGCATGAACACCGTGTCGCGGGTCGGTTTGCCCGAGCGCGCTTCGATGGCCATCGCGGTGTCGAGGTCGCAGATCGCGCCCAAGGTCATCATGTTGCGGCGCTGTTTGTGCATGTACTTCACCCAGCCTTTGTGGGTGATCGTACCGGCCGCAACAATCGCCGAGTCCAGGGTGTTGGCCTTGAAGGAGGTCTTCGCGGTCTCGCCCCGGTCAACGTCACCGGAGACGATTGCCGCGATGTCCGCCTGCACCATGCGCACACGTTCGGCGCGAGCCTGTGCGGTCATGGCCAGGTTGACCAAGTCCAAGGTCGACGCCTGGGCGGCCTGGTCGGAAATCAGCAGACCAATCGACTTGGTTGGGATGCTGTTCGAACGGGCAGCGGTGGTGATGGAGAGCATCACGTCCGGCTCAGCCAGCTGGGCGATCGGCATCGACGAGTAGCCTTCAGGGCGGCTTACGTCAATGATCGGCTGGTCGAATTTCGGGCCAGTGATGGTCTGGGTTTGCGCGATGAAGCTCGACCAAGTGCCCAGCAGGTCGTTGTAGTCGTCGCGCAGTTTCGACTCGATGGCGCGCATCAGAATCTCTGGGTACAGCATGCGGCCAGCCACGGTTGCACGGTCGGAACCGTCACCGCGGGTGATCGAACCCATCTGAATGCCGGTGTCGAACATTTGCTTCATGCTCGGCGGGTGCATGCCCATGCGGTTGTCGGTCGAGGTGTACATGCCGGAGTGCAGCATGGCCTGTTGCAGCACGTCGCCGTGTTTCACCAGGTCGGTGGCACCTGCGTACAGCTGGTTCAGGTGTTGCGACAGGGTCAGGCCCGCTTCGGAGGCCTGCGCGTACATGCGCACGTCGAACGGCACCTCAAAGAGGTTACCGTCGTTGCCACGCAATTTCAGCGTAGTGGTGAGATCGCTCATTTCAGTTCCCCCAAAAAAGTTACGGAATGAGCGTTTAAACGCGCTCAACCAAAACGGTATCGCCGGCAGCACCGGTGCCCGTGACGATGCGGATCACGCGCCAGGCGAACAGACCGGCCTGGGTCAACGCGCCGTCGTCGGTGGCAGCAGTGGCGGTCGCCTTTTTCACTTGCGCGAAACCGGCGGTACCGATGGCGGTTTGCGTGAAGGCGACGACAAAGTCACCGACACCCAACGTGGCCTGGGCTGCACCGTTTTGCACAACCTTGCGACCCCGACGCTGGACCGAGCCAAAGACGAAACCGTTGTTCACGGTGAATGGCTCGATCGCGGTCAAGAAGCCCTCGATCGCATCGCCGTCCGCGCAAGGCACGTAGTTCTGCGCCGTGCCCGCCTTGTAGGCTTTGTTCAGGTCGTTGTTCCCAATACCACTGGCCGCAGCTGCGCCAAGGGCAGTGGAAATGGTGTCCTTCATCGCGTCGGTGACGCTCTCGTTGTAAACAAAAGTAGTCATGGATCATTCCCCCAAAGTGTTGAGTTAGAGCTTCACGCAGTCCGCATTCGGGACGTAGGCCTGGGTCTTCTTCTCGCCCAAGTCGCTATCGCCCGGAACCTCGGCTTGCGCGCCGATCTTCATTCGCGAGTTGAAGTCCGAGAGCGTCCGGTGGTAGGTGCCGATCAGGGTTTCCGCGCTCATGCCGGTGAACGAGGTCGGGCTGCGGCTCAACGGCAATTCCATGCGGTTGATGGCATCCCCACAGATTTTCATCAGCGTGGTCATGCTGGCCGAGCGTTCCGTTTCACTGGCTTGCAGGCGCTTCACTTCGCCCCGGGCGTCGGCCAAATCGCTGGAGAGCGAAATGATCTTGTCCAGGGTCTGATCGCTCAGCTGTTCCGCTTTCGCGGCCGGGGCCGGGGCTGCATCTGGCTCAACTTTCGGATCTGTCACGACCGATTCAGCAGCGGCGGCAAGCACCGCAGCTTCTTCAATCGCCAGTTCCTCTTTGGTTTTTTCTTTCACTTCTTCGGACAGTTTCGGGTCAGCCAAGGCCAGTTTCTCAGCCATCCCCGAAGCGACGGCCGCTTGGCCCGCGTCAGTCAGTTTGCGCTTCATATCATCCACACCTAAGTAGGTTGAGGGGGTGAGTACAGAGACCTGTGGCTGTCGATCGCCCACCAGTTTCATCACGGCGGAAACCGCCTTGTCGAAGGTGGTGATGCCATCTACTAGCCCCACTGCTACGGCGTCGTCTCCCATGAAGACACGCCCTTCGGCAGCGGTTTTAGTCAATGCCGGTACGGCGATGCCCCGGTGCTCAGAGACGTGCGAGAGGAAGAGTTCGTAGAACTTCCCCATGCGCGCCTCAATGTCGGCCTTGGCCTTGTCGTCCAGCTTTTCGTAGGGGGAGCCCAATGCTTTGAACTCGCCCTGGCGAAGCATGGTTACGTCGATGCCCTGTTCCTTGAGCATTCGCACGTAACTGAAATGTGCGCTCACAACGCCGATGGACCCGTTGGTGGCCATCGCGGAGCTGAAAACTTTGCGGCCGATGCAGCCGACCCAGTAGCCGGCGCTCAGCATCTTGGTGCCGGTGTAGGTGTAAACCGGCATGACGCTCTTATCGAACTCGGTCAGGAAGTCCGTCAGTTCGCCAATGCCCTCGGCGCTGCCGCCGTTGGTGTCGATGTCGAGCAGCAGGCCGCGGCAACCGGACTCGGCCGCGACGATCGCGGCGTTGCGCACTTCCTGGTACGAGCACAACCCGACATAGCGGTTGTAGAAAGTTTCCTTGCTGACCATGCTGCCGCTGATGTTCAGCACCGCGATGTCGCCGTGGCGGGCGAGCATGTAGCCGTACTCGGGAAACCCGTCGAAGGTTTCTTCTTCGTCATCGCCGCCGGCATACATCTTGGGATCGAGCGCGGTCAGTTGCGTCAGGCTGGCGCGGGCGGACAGCATGCTGTCGTCGTCGCCATACCAGATGTCGCCGAGTTGCAGGCTTTGGCCGCGGGGCTTGTTGCTGCGTTTGGCGGTCATTGGCTCGCGCCTCCGGCTTTTTTCGGTTCATTCGATTGCAGGGCGCGGCCCTGCGGGTCGGCGTTCGGGCTCGCGGCGGTGGCGTCGATGCCCTTGCTGCCCCGGCGGAAACCGGTGCCGGCCAGTGGCGGGGCACCCGGGGCGCGGGGACCGGTACCGAGGTCCCAGGCCGCTTCGTCGTCGGTCAAAAAGCCTTCGGACAACAGTTCAAGGGTCCGCGCCTGGCGCATGGTCTTGAACGCTTCCAGCTCCAGATCCGGGCGCAGGTTGATCGGGTCAAAGCGGAATTTGATGTACACGTCGGCCCCGTACAGGCGGGCGGCCAGCGTGAGAATGCGTGAGAGGTTGGTTTCGACCGGGCGGCGGGCGGCGTTGGCGATCTTGAGGAACACCAGGCTTTCGGTGTTGCTCAACGATTGCGAGCCCTGCATGCGCAGGCCGAGCATCGACGGGTTCGATTTGAGCGAGGTGGCCAGCAGGCCGGACAGGGTTTCGATCAGCGGCACGTAGTCGCTTTTCTCGCCTTGGGCCTTGAGCATGTCCGGGGTCACGGTGTCGTAAATGACCAACGCATCCTCGGGGTTCATGCCTTTCAGGTTTTCTTCGATGTTGGCCTTCACGGCATCAAGCGCTTTCTGCAACTTATCCTTGTCCGCCTTGATGTCAGGGGGCAGGGCGGCCATCACCTGCTCGATGGAAATCTTGAGCACCAGGCGGCCGTGGCCTTGGCGGCGCACGGCGCGGCGCATTTCTTCCAGAAACTCGCCGTAGGTGTAGGTGTTGTTCACGCCGGCCGAGAGCATCGAGTCGGAATAGGCGCGGTTGGCCTGGCGGTGCAGCTCGCTGACGAACACAGTGGGGAAATCCAGCAGCACCGGGTCGCCGACGCTGCGGTTCTGCTGCGGCACCTTCTTCGCCTTGGGGCCGCTGCCGATGTTCTTCCAGTCGATCGTTTCAAAAGGGATGGTGTTGATCTTGGTCGGGAAGCGCGCCTTATCCAGCACCAGCTCTTGGCACAGGGCGCTGGTTAACACCACTTCCAGCAGGGACTGTTCCAGCAGACTCTCAAAGCTGGTCTTGTCGCCGTAGCCCTGGCTGTAGTCAAACAGGGTGTCGAAGCCGGCGATGATTTGCCGGGCCATGAGGCTGCCGGCCAGGTCGAACTGCCCGGTTTGCGTGTTGTAGGCCTTGGCGCTGTACCCGCTCAGGGCCACTTCGACAAAGCTGAACGCCGCTGACGAAAACGTCCCTTCGCGGGAATACAGTTCGCGGATCGAGCCAATCAGGCTGTTCCGTGCCCGACTGGCGCTGATCGCTTCGTTGACCGTTTGGCGGTTATCGCGGGGCACAACCTGGTCCGCCCCGGCGCGATCAAAGACCGTTTCAGTCACGGCTTTGTTCACCAGCGAGCGCGGCAGAACAATAGGTTGCGAGGTCGGTGCAGGCACTTGTGATGGCCCCCCAAAGGCCCGGCGGTTATGGTGAAACCCGCTCTTATTCGTAAAGCGTAGACGTGGTTTCCAAAACGGTGGTTGCGAAGACCAAAAAACCCGCAATACTCAGGGGTTTACCGTTTAAAACCGGGCGGCAACCACAGATCGGATTCGGCCTTTACGTCGTCTTCGGTCTTCAACCGCACCAGCCCGAGGGACGGGATGTAGGGCACCACCGACTCTTTCGGTGGGACGGCGATGATCCGCCGGGCCACGTCGGCATAGCCCAGCGAGTGGGTGTAGTGGTCGTCCGCGGTGGCCACCCACTGCACGATGGTTTCCCCGGATTCCTGGTCGTGGGTCTCGATCCGCTTGAAGGCGCGCAGGTGGGCACGGGCCAGTTCGTATTCCGAACTGTTCTTCGTCAGGCGTGTGCCGCCCTTGTTCACCCGGCGCACCAGGTTGTCGTAGAGCGCGGTGCGGTTGACCGTCACCAGGCCTTCGACTTCGTCGCGGGCAATCAGTACGTCGAGGGTCTTGAGGGTTTTCGCCGGGCCGGTGTGGTAGCGGCAGGCGTAGATCAGGCCGCCGCCTTCCTTGACCAGGTGCTGGGCCAGCGTCGAGTCCGGGCCGGAGTCGACCACCCCGCAGACGCAGCCGAACAGCTTGAACAGCAGCATGGTGCGTTTGCCGACGTAGTTGTCACCGTCCTGGCGGATACGTTCCTGATACAGCACATCCTCGCCGCCGCGATCGTTGGGCAGGGTGATGGTCAGCCAGCAGGTTTTGCCCACGTCGAGGCCGAGGTAGGTGCCGGAGGTCAGGCGCAGGCCAGAGAACTCGGTGTCTTCCGGGCGCGGGATGTGCAGGGTGGTGGCGTAGTTGACCATTTCTTCGTCGAGGAACGACGACTGCGCATCCTCAAACGGTAAGCCTAATTTGAAGTTCACCCAATCCTTTTTGTTCTCGTACTCGCCGAGCAAGGCCAGCGTGCGCGCCAGCGGGTTGATCGCCGGCACGTCGATCGGGATCACCTGGTAGGAGTGTTTGTCGGTGCGGTCGGGGAACGTGTGAATCCAGCGGCGGCGGGCCGGGTTCATGAAGTCGCTGTGCTTGAGGCTGTGCCGACACAGCGAGCAGAGGAAGTAAGCGTCGAGGATGTTGATCGCCGGGTTCAGCAGGTCGGAGCGTTCGAAGTCCCGCAGCGAGCCGTCGTAACCGGGGATCACCACGTCGCGGAAGTAGTCGAGGGTCATGTACTGGTGGCAGTGCGGGCACTTGGTGGCGTAGTGCGCCTGGCTGCCCTTTTCGAACATCAGGTTGATGCCGTAGCGGAACACCGTGGGGGTGGAGAAACTGCGCTTGAGGCCTTCGCCTTCCTTGCTGTGGCCGAGGCGGGAATCGAAGGTGGTCAGCACCCGCTGGTTGCAGAAATCCACTTCGTCACGGAACAGAGCCTGCGCCGGTACCGAAATCGCCGACACGCTGCCGAAGGTGCCGCTGATGTACAGCAGCGAGCGGCCAATGCGCTTCTGCTCGTTGTTGTTCAGGTCCTTGTCGACCATCGCGCTCAGGGTCCGGGAGTCGGTCAACACCGGGTTGATCCGCCCTTGGGCGAAGCGCTTGGCCAGCGCCGAGGTCGGCATAATATAAATAATCGTGATTTTCTTGGCGATCGCCATCATCGCCAACATCATGCGAATCCAGATTTCCGAGGCGCCGACCTGGCTGCACTTCTGCATCGACACGTCTTCGGTGGTGTCGGCCAGAATCTCCGGCTGGTATTCGTGTTCGTGAAAGGTCCACGGCCGGCTCGGGTCTTTCGGGTCGGTGGTGTGGTTGGTCAGCCACTTGGGAATGCCGCTGAAATCCCGGGCGTCATAGGCCTGCATGCGCAGGCGCTCCAGATAAACTTCCAGCTCGGGGCGCAGGCCACTGCTCATTGCAGGTTCTCCAGCCGCACGCGCAGGCGTTCCAGGAACTGCTCTTTCAGCTCATCTTTCAGCTCGACCAGGATGTCCACGGTCGCCGCTTCGACAGCGCGCATGCGTTCCATCGACATGATCCGGGCGTGGTTGTCCATCAGGGTCTTGATCATGATGTTGCAGGTGGTCAGCACCTCTTTCGCCTCGCGCACATTGCAGCCTTCGCGCAAGTGGCCGTTGGGGAAAACGTGCTGCCGCAGGTTCTGCACCGCGACGATCTGCAGGCCCATTTCATCCGCCAGCGAGAAGTCGGCGCCGTAGCCTTGGCCGGTCACTTCCAGCGTGCCGGCGGGCAGGGCGGACACCAGCTTGTGCAGCTGTTCTTTGTTCAGGCGCGGCAGGAAGTCGTGGATGAACACACTCAGGCCGGTCGCGGTGCGGCCCATGTCGGTCTCGGCGAACATCGCCGAGCGCGGGCTGATGCCCACGATCGGGCCGTCCATCGCGTCCAGGGCGTCCGGCATTGGCTGCAAACCTTCGGCCTTGGGCGGTTCCGGCGGCGCTTTGAGCACGGCCGGCGCGTCGAAATCAGACAATCTGCTCATGTCAGCCCCGCCGTAGAATTTTGCTGTCGTAGATCCGAACTTCGTCCGGGTCCAGGCCGGTCGACTGCATCAGCAGCACCGGTTGCGGTTCGACGGTGTAGGCAATTTTTGAGCGGACCATGATGGTTTCGCGGGTCAGTTCGAAACGCACCCAGCCGCAGGCGGTGGCCTGTTTGATGAACTCGGCGGGGCCGCGCCCATCGGCGGCCATGCCGTCCGTGACCAGGCTCAGCCCGGAGAGGATTTCCAGCCATTCCGCAAACGCCCGCCAGCCGCACAACACGGCGGGGTTGAAGGGCAGTTTGATCAGGCTGGCGGCAAGTTTCTGGAACGCTTCTTCTTCGGCAGACATGCCGGAGCCGCGCCCCGTGCGAGAAATCACACTGGTTTGAGACAAGGTGGTGCCCCCAAGGTCGCAAAACCCGAGTGCTACAGTGTCCTTATGGACGAAGGGCCTGTAATCAGGCCTCTGGCTGTAACCTGCACCCGGCTTGACTTGCCTCAAATACGAGGCAAGGTATCTCCCAGTATAGGTGTGGTTCGGTTTTACTCGGTCCAGGAGGGCTGAAATGGGAGAAGTACGGAAACCCGACACGGTTGTTCGGGTTCGGCGAAAAGGTAGCGCCACCAAGTTTGAACTGTTCTCGGCGCTGCAATTTCCAACCGAGGAATTTGATAATAGCGACGGCGACCCCGTCATCTTGAACCAGCGGGGTCGGTATTACCGGGTACGAATTGACGGGGTATGGGTGCCCCTCGGTTCAAAGCGGTTGTACACCCAAACCCAATGCCACGAACTCATCAGAGGGGCAATGTTCGAATGAGACTCAACGACTACGTGGCACTGAAACTGGCGGGACCCAGCTGTGGGGTGTTCAAGGCCTGGCGGACCATGGTGTGGGCGATTTGGGCGCTGCTGGCCAAGCCCGAAATCTTTTGGGTGAAGGGGCAGGATGAGCCGATCGAACTGGGGACAGGTGGCGGGCAGGTGTGGCGTTTGCTCCGCGGGTTGCTGGATGTCGTGATGGGCACACTCAAGGCGGTGAGCGCCGTGCTCGCCATGGCCTTGCTGCTGGCCTACCTGGTGCTGACACCCTTGGGCGTGGTGCTGATGCGTCTGACGGCGCGGTTTTTGTCATGGCGCAACATGCGCCGCCGCGCCCAGCTGTTGGCCAAGGCGCGAGAGGCGCTAGATCCGCGTCAGCCGTAGGTGGGGTAGCCGATGGTTTCCCGCGACTTGTCGCCGTCAGGCCGGATGCGGTTGGTGAGTGGGTCTTTGAACCAACCCTGCGGTTCTTCGTCAACTGCCGGGTCAAACGCCAGCATTGCGAGGATCGCGTCGGCCACGGTCTTGTAGCAGTAGCAGGCCTCAAAGCTGCAATAGCTGAGGTCGAAGAACAGGCGGCCGTTGTAGGCCATTTGGGCGACGGCCATCCAGGTGCCGTCCGGCAACTGCCGGGCGTACTGGTAACCCTGATCGAGCACCTGTTGCTCAGTCATCGGTTCCCTGAACCGGGGCGGGTTTTGCTTATTCATAGTTCATAATTCACAATTCATGTTTCCGACTCAGTGCCCGGTCTGCCCTTCGGGGCGGGACATCAGGTGGGCAAGGCGCTGCGTAGCGTACTGGTCAATTTCGGTCAGGATCGCGTCGACCCACTGTTGCGCTGCCTCGCCACCCTCGTTGAACTTGCCCAACATCAGTTTCATCAGCGTCTGACAGATCGCGTACTGCGCCTGTTCGGTTTCGTGGATCTGGCCAGCCGTGGCATTGGCGGGGATGATCCCCACCCGGTAGGCGGCGATGAGGTCCGCGATCGACTGCGCCCCCTCAAGCATCCCTTTCATTTGGTTCATGCGGCGCAGCGTTTCGGGGTTCTGTGCCGCGCTTGCTTGTATCCGGCGCAGCATCGCTTCTTTGTCTTGTAAGTCCATGCGGGTCGTCCTTTTCAGGTGGTTACGCGAGCTGGATGCGATTCATCGTCCAGCCAAACACGTACTTCTTGTTTTTCGGCCTTGCCTCGGTGCGGCCGAGGTAATACACCGCTTGCTGACTATTGATCAGGGCCAGCAGGCAGTGTTCGCCCTGTGCCTTGCGCAGCGCCAGAAAGGCATCCAGGGCGATAAAGCTCTGTGGCCCCAGGTTGCCGTCCGGCTCCAGCTGAGGGTAGTTTACCTTACCGTCACCGTCCGGGTCGTTCAGCGCGTTGAGCGCACGTTGCAGGAACGTCGCGGCCTGGCCCGGCGGCAGGTTGACCTCGATTTCAAACAGCTCGGCGGCCAGTCGGTGGCTGCGCAGCAGCACCTGGTCGAAGTGCGGCTTGACGAAGTAGTTGCGCAGGTACAGCAACTCGGCGCTGTCGCGGGGGTAGTCCTTCATTGCCCCCATGTAGCCGTCAGCGCGGGCCGCCGCTTCGGTCACCCCCCAACGGGTCGCACCCCCGGCGTCATTCGCGTCGATCTTGCCGCCGCCGTCCCCCTCGATGCCGATCAGCTCGGCAATGATCTTGTCGATTTCCGGTGTGCGTGTGATCAGCCCCATGGTGACGCTCCTTTCTTATTGTTTTGGTTATTGCACGATCTCAATTTCAACCCACTCACTGCGCAGCTTCACGTCAGGCCCGAACTCGATGACGACCTGCAACCAGTAGCTGCCATACAGCGGCATGTCCCCAACTTTTGTGGTGTAACGCACCACCCCCGTTGCCGCGTTCAACACCGTCAACGCGGACGTAATGGTCACCCCCGCAGCATCCCGAATGTCCAGGGACAGCGCGGTCTTGTCGGTCAGGTCCACCCCCGCCGTGATGTCGATGTCGATGCCGTAGGTGTTGCGAAAAATCTTGATAGTCATGGGGCGCTCCACTTAGGCGGTGTCGACCGTGACGCTGAAACCGGCACTGGTCTTGGTGCTAACAACAAGGGGGAGGACTGGCACGGCCCCGACCACGGCCACTGTCGTGAGCACGGCTGCGGAAGTGGTGAATTCGGCAGGGCTCAGTGACCCGGTGGTGGTGAGCCTGGCTGCCGCGGTGGTGTGGCTTTGCTGATTGCTCTTGAGCGCGATCCGCGTGGTCAAACCGGCCGAGGCCCCTGGCTGGTCCAGCAGGCCGGCGCGCAAACCCGCGACCGCCGCCGCGAGCCTGGCAGTCGCTGTGCTGTGGCTACTGGCGTTGACCTTGAGCAGGCTCTGCGTGCCGAGGCTGGCCGTTGCATTGGCTTGGCCAGCCAAGGCCGCGAGCAACCCGATCTGTGTGGTGAGCCTGGCGGTCGCGGTGACCTGCACACTCACCGTGGCGCCCATGTTGTCGTGCGTGGTCAGGCTGGCCGTGGCTGCACTGACGCCGTGGGCACCCACCTGCAGCGCAATCGCGGTGGTGAGCGCGGCGCCCACCGACACTTGGCCAGCGGCGGCGGCCTTTGGACGGATCGCGGTGGTAATGGCGGCACTGAGAGTTGATGCACTGCTACCGTTCGCTTTCGGGCGGATCGCCGTGGTGAAAGCGGCACTCACCGTTGTCGAGCTACTGCCGTTCGCCTTCGGACGGATCGCCGTGGTCAACGCCGAAGTTGCAGTCACCTGGTCGGCAGCGTTCGCCTTCGGGTGAATCCCGGTGGTCAACGCCGCCGTGCGCGAACACACGCTGCTCAGTGCCGCCGCCAAATGGGCGGCTGGGCTCTTGAACACCAGGTTGTCGTCGAAGTCAACAAACGCCGCGTGGTTGCTGACCGTCGCGTTCAGCGTGGCGTTTTCTGTGGTGCCGTCGAAAAAGAAGTCCGCCGTATAGGCCGAGGCAGCGCCTTGCAAAAGCGCCGGCCATACCTCGCAGATCAGCACATCGCCGTCGAGCGCCATGATCATCGTGCCGGGCGTGTTGTACGACCCCCAGTCGACTTTCTCGGTGTTGGCCGCAGAGGGTGGTGCCACGCCCGTAAGCGGAATCGAGTTCCCAGGCCCCTCAAGCAACTTCCCCACCACCGCCCCGGTGGACGGACGCCACACGTACAGGCAGGTAGTCAGGTACTGGCCCAGGTTCATTTGGGTGTTTGACTGGGTTAACGCGACGTTCAACCGGAAAACAGCGGTCACGGATTGGTTGCCGTTTAACGGGGGGCTGGCGAAGTACCCCATGAACGGCAGTTGCAGGGCGGTGTTTGCCAGCGAGGTGCCGGACAGTGAAGCCTGCGCCGTGCCGATGGTGGTGTTCATCGTGCGCAGGGTGGCCGCGCCGGTGGCACTCCAGCTCGGCGTAGCCGAAGACTGCGGGCCGGTGGGGAAGGTGCCCGCCGCAGTGTTAGAGGCGTTGTGTAAATAGAGTTTGGTTGTCATCCCCTTTCACCTCGACGAAGGTGAAGTGGATTAGTTGTCGATCTGGAACGTCAGGTCGCCGATGGCAAACACTGGAGCCGGGTCACCGTTGTTGACCGTCTTGCTGACCGTCAGGGCGCTGTAGAACAGCATGTTGCCCGAGGTCGACGCATCCATCACGGCCATGCCGGTCACCGTGCCCCAGTTGGCGGTCGGAGTCGGAAAGGTGATCGTGGCGTTGTTCGACGTGGTGCCGCCGGTGCCGCTGGAGGCGGTCGTGCTGCCCGCACTTTGGGTGCCGGCCCAGTTGGCTAGGCTGTTGGTCACCGCGACCCGCGCATAACTGCCGCCAGTGGCCTCGGTGCCCCCGGAGGTGTCGGTGGGGTTGGCGGTAAACAGGGCGATGTAGAGCGTGGACGGAAAGGTGTAAGCCTGGCCGCGAAACAGCTGATCGATCAGCTTGTTTTCCAGGTAGTCGGTCATTGCGCCCATGAAGCACCCCAAAGTAGGTCGTGTGAAGTACGCGGTCCTACGTTGGGGCCGCTTGCCATTAAAGCGTAGGTTACGACCCCGGATTTCGCTTAAATTTCATAGCTCTAGGTGTCTAAACCAACGCTTTTGGGACTACGCCGCGTGTTGCGCGGTGACCACGGCGGTGAGTTGGCCAACCCGTTCCGCCAAGCGCGACAGGCGCTGCTCAAAGATGTGCTCAAACTCGCCTTTGCCTTCCTCGCGCAGGGCGGTCAGGGCGTCGGGCATGGTCATCGGCACGATCAACGCTCGGGTGCTGTCGGGCAGGCTGGCCATGTGGGCCTCTGCTTCGTCGCGGTGGGTGTAAACCCCCGCCACCACAAGGGCTTCGCGTACTTCGTCCAGCCGGTAGAGCACCAGTGCTTCAGGTGTGATTTCGCTCATGGGGAGACCTATGCAAAAAATCAGCTCGGCCGTCTTCGGTTGGGTGAAACACTCGCGGCCTTGGGTTAAAGACTAGGCGAGGATCGCGAAAAAATTTTGCGTTGCTTCAAAATCGAGGCAACGGAGGCCTCAAAAGCGGGTGTTTTACCCCCTCTTCGAAAGTTTTTTTAACTATTTTTTCGGTTGTACTGGGAACCTTTTCTGACAAGGCTTTGACGCCAGAGATTGTCCGACAAAACAGGGCGTTTTGATGGCACTTTTGTGAATGTCAAGGGGGGTAAAGACGGAGGCTTGGTTGTCTTTACCCCTCAATGCTCCGTATCCTATTGACCATAAACGAAAAAGCCCCCGCTGTTAGGCGAGGGCTTTACGGACTGGCGGGTGTTACAAGCACCTCCAGTCAAGGTCTCGGGGTATCTCTGCTTAGCTGGCCGGGGTACGAGACCGGGTCTAAAAAGTATACGCGAACATTGATCGCGTGTTCAACCATGCCCGCCTCATCCCCGTAACCCTTCCATTGCGCGTCTGGATCAAGATGGGGCGTTCGTTCGCCTATTGGGCCGCAGTGCGTAAAACCACCCACAAGGGGATCTTCTCAGGGTGGTCGGTATAGCCGGGAGGTACGAACCTGGAAACAGGTCGGGAAGGCAATGGCAGGGCGGCGTATTACCCAGACACAGGCGCCGTCGACTGTCCCAAAACCTACCCCCGCCGTGCGCCGAGAAGGGCCGAGGGCGCTTGTAACGCATAACCTCGAAAGCGCGGAACGCCAGCTGGGAGTGGGAGCCGGGAAACCGGGATTTCCCCATTGCGTGGAGTTGTGTGGAAGGCCTTTTTTCAAGGGCTGGACGCAGGGGCTCGCACGCCAGTGGGAGCAAAAAGGGGGCCAGCTTTAGGCGGCCCTCACAAGCGTTTGTACCCCCCGCCTTGGGGTACGAATAGGGACTGGAACGATTTAAATAATATTACGTTCAGCATCTGTTCAGACTTGTATGAGAAATGTAACGTGCTGTGCCCAGTACCAGGACAAATCCGAAAACAACAAGGAGAAGGACAATGTTGATACTGACCCGCCGTATTCACGAAACCATCATGATTGGCGACGACATCCGCGTCACAGTGCTCGGTGTCAGCGGCCTGCAGGTGCGCGTCGGCATTGATGCGCCCAAGGGCGTCGATGTCCATCGCGAGGAAATCTACAACCGCATTCAGGCTGAAAAAGCTGATCTCGCAAAACTGGACCTAGACTGAACGGATAGCTTCATCACAGGGAGTTCACCGATGCCCAACATCGCAAAGCTGCTGTACCAGTACGTTGGCAAAGACGACACCTACGAGCTGCTGGGTGACTGCATCGGCGCTGGTACCGACCGTGGCCACGACACCAAAATTTATCGCAACATCCACACCGGCCAGTTGCACAGCCGGTTGCCGGATGACTTCGAAGTCCGCATGAAACGCATCGGCGAGCTGGTCGAATTCCAGCACGACGACACCGATCTGCTGCGCGAAGCACTTGCGCTTTTCGAGTACGTCACCTGGCACGATGGCCGCTACCGTCAAGAGTCCAGTTTGAAGTTTCAGACCCCGGCGCAGAAGTTGGTGAGCCGGTTGGCCGAACGCCTCGGGGTTGTGCCGTATCAGTCACTCAAACAAGAGTAAGGGACTACGACTTGAAAACACTTCGCTGGTTTTTCACCTCGCACATTTTCTTGGCACTGGTCGCGATCCAGGTGTTCGTCCAGGTGTGGTCGAGGGCCGTGGAAATGCCGATCCTCGGGCTGTTCATCGGCCTCTGGCTGTCCTGGAAACTCGGCTGTTTGGCTGGCTGGGCCGACTTCCAGCAACGCGGGATTGACCATGAGCGCTTGGTGGCCAAGGACATCGCCCAGCTGCAGGAGGACTTCGAGGGTCAGCCCGAAGACGTGCGCCTGGCGATGGCCCCGCAGTATTCCCGGGCGTTGGAGTCGCTGACGTGGCTGCACCAACGACTGGTCGAGCGCAGCAACGCTCCCTACGTCCCCACGCGATTGCGTGACGCGCTGCCGTCGCCCGCCCGTTGGCTGGCCCGCCGCCGCGAGCGCCAAATCATGGCCACGGACAAGGTGCTGCACCCATGATCGCGATCGTCAACACCGGCAAGCGGCACCCGAAGAAGGGCCACCACTACCGCCTGCAAATCAATGACCAGTTGATCACCGAGTTCTGGCACCGCCGGGTCGATGGCCTGAGCACCTGCCTGCAACGGGCCGCCGAAGCGGCCGAGGCCGCGCACCAGCAACAGGTCGAGGCGATGCTGCAACTGATCAACAAACAATAAAAACAAGGATGCCCCATGGCTTTCACCGTCCCCGAGCGTTTCCGCGTCACCGCCGGCATGTTGGCCAGCGCCAAGGCCACCCACGGCAACAACGGCGCGTTCATCATTCCGTTGCGCGACCCCGCCACCCAAACCGTGTTGCAGGCGAGGGCGATTGCCTCCGACTGCGAGGGCTGGGAGCACGTCAGCGTCAGTTTCCCGAGCAAAACCCCGTCCTGGGATGTGATGTGTACGATCAAAGACCTGTTTTGGGGGCCGCAGGACTGCGTGATGCAGTTCCATCCCCCGGAGAAGGAATATTCGAACTTCCACCCGTTCTGTCTGCATCTCTGGCGCCCGATCGGTAAAGAATTTCCGCGCCCGCCGCACCACCTGGTCGGCCCGCTGGCTCGCCGCACCCCTGAACCCAACGCCAAGGAGTCCTGACCATGGGCAAATGCACGACCTACTACGACGAACTGCGCTTTGACACTCGCGACCCCGAGTTCACCCATGTGTATTGCTTCATCCGGGGCGAGGGCGATTGCCCGTTCATGGTCCATGGCTGGCATCACAAAGCGTTCCCCAAGACGCTCACCACCCACGAAATTTTCTCCAACATCTGGACCGGGCAGACCGACCCGATGACCTGGGAGCGCGAAGCGCCGCGGGCCGTCCTCACCCCGGCGATCTACAACCCCAACGATCGTGTGCCGGTGCCGGTCGAGCAGTTGCAGGCCTGGCGCGACAGCTTTACCGCCTGGGACACCACGGTGTCCGGGGAAATGGCCGAGCAGATCACGGCGCACCTCACCTCGGTGACCCAGTGGGACAAGATTTGCCCGCACTGCCGCGCCCAGGACATGTGGAACCAGCACCAGCGGGAACAAAAGAATTGAGCCAGGCGCCTGCCACTTGGGCCGCTGAAATGCAGGCCCTGCAGGACCAGATCGAGCAGCTGACGCTGGATCTGGAGTGTGCGCGGCGCAACGAGGCCGCCGCCACCTACTGGTATGGGCAGGATGACGGCGTGCGGGGGGCTTGCCTTCGCTGGGAGGAAGCGCTGACCAACCTGATCCCCAAGGACGGCACGATGCGCGAGCCGCTGGAATCGCTGTATCGCCGCACCGAAGTGCTGCGCCTGGATCTGGCCGCCGCCATCAGCGACATCGCCTTCCTGCGCGGCCAGCGCGATGGTTACGCCTCCTTGTTGGCCAGCGCCCTGCAGACCATCAACGCCTACTGGGTGCCGCACAACGAGGCGGCCGAGACGCTTCGCACCGAGTTAATGCGGCGCCTGCTTACAGTCGTCAAAGCAGCCTGGGAGGCGCGGGTGGCAGGAGCCCACCCGTGAGCCCGAACTACGCGATCGAGCAGCGCCTGCGCCTGATTGATTTCCTGCTGGAGCACTACGGCCACGTCGGCCGCCCCGAGCTGTGCGACTTCTTCGGGATCAGCCTGCCGTGCGCCTCGCTGGACCTCACGATGTACCGGGAGGCCAACCCGGGGAATGCCGACTACGACTTCAAGAGCAAACGCTGGGTGCGTGCGGCGACCTTCAAACCTCGATATTCCTGACCGACAAGACAACTATAAATAGAAGGAACTGTTCGTGGAGAAAGACAAGGTTGTGGTAGGCCTGACCCCTTGCGGGCGGCCGAAGTTGACCTACGCCATGGAGCAACGCATGCGCTTCATCGACTTCCAGATATTCCACTACGGCCACATTACGCGCCGCCATCTGATCGACTTTTTCGGCGTGACCTCGGCCACTGCGACCCGCGATTTCGCCCTGTTCATCGAGCTGTACCCGGGCCAGATCAAGCTCCACACGATGACCAAACTCTACGTCCCGACCAAGCAATACCAGCGCATTTTCCCCTGATTCACCCCCCAACCATGCAAAGGAATAAGACATGGCAACGCGCATCTGGAAATGGCCCCTGCAAATGACCACCGAACAAACCCTGGAACTGCCGATCGGCGCGGTATGGCTGGACGTGCAGCTGCAGGGCGGCGTGCCGCAGATTTGGTGGCTGTGCAATGCCAACGCGCCACTGGAACCGCGCCACTTCGCCATCCACGGCACCGGCAACGAGATGCCGGACGACCCGGGCGAGTACCTGGCCACGTTCCAGACCGGCGCCTTCGTGTGGCACCTGTTCGAAGTTTTCACCCCCACCATCGAGCAAAGGAATGAAGCATGAATACTGAAATTCTCGCGATACTCGACCGCAGCGGTTCCATGTTCAACATCGCGGAGGACGCGATCGGCGGCTACAACACCTTCCTCAAGGATCAGCAGGCGATCGAGGGTGAAGCGCGGATCACCGTCGTGCTGTTCGATGACCAGTATGAGCTGCTGTACGCCGCCACGCCGTTGGCCGACGCCCAGCCGCTGACCGCGCAGACCTTCGTGCCCCGCGGCGGAACGGCGCTGATGGACGCGATCGGGCGCACCCTGCAGGTCGAAGGGGCACGGATCGCGGCCGAGGGCTGGGCCGAGAAAGTCATCGTCTGCATCACCACCGATGGTGGCGAGAACCAGAGCAAGGAATTCACCGCGCCGATGGTGCGCGAACTGGTCACGGCGGCCGAGGCCAAAGGCTGGGCGTTTGTGTTCCTCGCGGCCAACCAGGATGCGTTCGCCACCGCCAGGTTCTACGGCATGAGCGGCGCCCACGCGCAGACCTTCGCCGCCAACAGCGCCGGGGTGGGGGAGGCTTACGCCAGCATCAGCAACGTCACGCGCAGCCTGCGCACCGGGCCGGAGGGGGCGGCGGCGGGTGCGCTTGAGTTACGCGATACGCTGGCCACGGCGCAGGCCGGGGTCACGCCGAAGAAGAAAGCCAAAGCGCAAAAAGGTGCGTGATGAGCGCCCCGCAGCGCGGCGGTTCGGAATTGCGCAAGCTGATCGAGTTCGCCAAGGAGCTGGGCTTTACCTGCGAAACGACCGGTAGCACGCAATTGGCCTTTCACCGACCGCACACGCGGGCGGTGTGGGCCTCTTACACTCCGAGCTGTCGCCACGCCCGCAAGAACACTCGCCGCGACCTGCTCCGGGCCGTGCGCGAGGCGGATGCACCAACCAATACGTCAAAGGAATGAGCAGTGAGCGGGACCAAAGCATCACCGGAAATTGAATACCTGGGGCAGTTCATGTACGTCCAACGCAAGGCCCTGCGCCTGACGTTGGACGAAGTGGCCACAGGAGCCGGCACGTCGAAATCCTACCTGTGGGAGATCGAGCACGGGCAGGCGTCACCCTCGTTCATGTTGGTCGCCCGCTTGTGCCAGGTCTTGTGCCTGGACATCGGCGGGCTGGCCGCTGGATCGTTGAAAGTGGCTGAGCTGTGCGGGGAGGTCGAGCAAGATCCGGGGCGGCTTCATCGCGCCGGGGCTTGATTGACCCGACAACGAGCGAAGCGAGGCGTCAGGCTTTTCGGGGCCTCTGAAAACACCCCTATATTAAGACTAAGAAGGGAAATCGCTACAGCCCTTTGTTTTCAAGGGGGTCAGTCTTGAATTTCTGGACTACTTGTTTAGAAACTCAAGACTTTTTACTTGAATAAATGGCCATATCCAAGTGTTATGTATAGAATTTGTGCTTAAATTCAACGAAACCGTTTTGAAGTTCAAGTGATTGGTCTTGAAATTGCCCCATGATTTCAACGTTTGCGCTGAGAAGTTCTAACAAAACGGTGCGAAAACACCCCCCAAATTCAAGAGTGGGGGCCAGAATACCCCAACGAATCCAAGAAATGACTGGAATTCAACGTGACTGAGAAGAAAAAGTCCTACTACACCTCCCGGGCCGACGTGGTGCCCACTCGACATAACCCATGGGCGGGTGAGTTGGCACACACGATCAAGAAAGGGAACAAGGTCACCGGCTTTGCCAGCTCCAAGCACGCCTTGGTGAACCAAGCTACCGGCGAGGTGATGACGGACGACATCGCCCTGGTGGGGGTGCGCAAGGTAGTGGACAAGGAAGAGTTCATCAAGTTTTTCGGGGCAGGGATCATGGAGGTGTTCGAACTGACCACCCCGGCCAAAGACGTGTTCAAGGCGATCCTGAACGTGTACTTGGACCAGAAAAACCAGCCGGATCAGCTGTACCTGAACTACGACGAAATCAAAGAGATTTATGGCTACGGAAAGTCGCCCTCGACCTACTACAACGGTCTGAACGAACTGATCGTGAAAGGCTTCTTGGCCCCGGTGCAGTTCCGCGAAAGCCACTACTGGGTCAACCCGAACCTGTTCTACAAAGGCGACCGTATCCGTATCGTGCGCGAGTACGTGCGCGCCGGGACCAAGGCGGCCAAGCAGGTGGAGAAGGAGAACGCCGCGCTGAATCAGCTGGGGCTGCCGCTCGATGGCCCCATCATCGACACGGTATAGGGGAAACCCCTAGTCGGGTATCAGGGACAGATTTATGGTCGTGCCGGAATCTCTCCCTAATGGGACCCCACTGGACACCCGTTTGCCCCAGTAGAACCGGGGTGTTCACGCGCCTAGCCGGAATCTCTCCCCGATAGGTTCATCAGGGACAGATTTATGGTCAGTCAGTGGCAGGCTCCGGCCGCGCCACCGGCCCCAGCAACACCGCCAAGGCCTGCGCACAGCGGGCCTGATAGGCTTCCTCCCCCAACGCCTTGCGCAGCTCCCGCAGCAGCACCAGGTCGACACTGTTGGCCTCCAGCCGTTCGGCCTTGTTCAGCTCGGCCACATGGCGCATCAGGCGCTGCTGGTCGCGGCGCAGGTAACGCAGCTTGGCGGTCGCCCGGCTGTACCAATCGGAATCGGCAAACACCTGGTCGATCGCGCTGCGCCGCCGCACCACGTCGAGCTTGTTGCTCAGCTCGATGATCGTCGAATCCAGCTCGACGCGCAGGGTTTCGCACTCGCGCAGGTTGGTCGGCAGTTCCAGCAGGTCGGGGCGGGGGCGTAGGGCAACGGCAGCGGGTGCGTTCATGCGGGGGTCTTCGCTTTTGGTGGATGACCCCCTTGAGTTTAGGTCAGGTTCTCAGGCGGTCAGTGCATCCGGCAGCTTCGGCCCGCCCAGCGCTTCCCACTTGCCGGGGTGGGCGGTTTCGACGGCGGCGTACAGCCAACGCACTTCCATCACCGCTTCCTCTGCGCTCAGGTAGTCGTGAACACGCATCGCACCGAGGGCGGTGACGTGCAGTTCAATCACCAGGGCGGCGGCTTCTTCGCTACTGCCGGGGAGGAACATCAGGCCGCCGCGCAGGTTGGTCAGGGTTTGTTCGGTGATTTCTTTTTTGGTCCGGGTCATTGCGGGGTGTCCTTGGGGTTGTGAGCGCGATAGGCGCCATGTACGCGATCAAGCAGGGCCTCGGCCTCGGCGTCGTCGATCAACCCCTGGCCGTACAGGATGCGCACCGTGGCCCGGCCGTTGTTGAGGATCTGGAACGCGCCGTCGTCGCTGGCCAGCGGCAACAGGCGGTCGAGCAGGTGGTCGAGGTGTTCCAGCAGGGAGGTGTAGACCGGGCCGCGGTTGGGCTCGGGGTACTCGAAACCTTCGACGGGGATGATCATGCCTGCCCCTCCGGTTTGCGGCTGTCCGGGTCGTAGTCGACGTGCCCAGTGCAATGCACGTCCGGCTCCGGCGGCAGGGTGTCGCGCAGCACCTGGCGCGTGATGTCGTCGATCCGGCCCACCGTGGTCTGTTGCAGCTCGATGATCAGGGCTTCGGCTTGGGCCTCGGTCAGCGCACCGCACAGCACCATGCCCTGAAACACCCCGAGGACATTGAACCGGCGGTTGCTCGCCGCCTGCAGGTCGTGGGCCAGGGTGACAAAGCGGATCTGCTGCCGCGCCATGGCGTGCAGCTGGGCGCGTTCGTGGTCGGTGTATTCAGGCATGGTCAATGCTCCCCAGCAGGCCAGGGTGTTCGCGCTCGTAGGCGCGGTTGAGGTCGGCCAGGCCGAGCTGGAAGCGTTCGTCGCTCAGCAGGCCAATGCCCCACAGCGCTTCCAGGTGTTTGACGATCCGCGTGTGCAGGTGCAGGGCGGCGTCGGCCGGGCGCAGGTGCAGGATCTGCAACTGGCGGACGATGGCCACCAGCACGTTGGTGCGGTAGTCGGCGGTGGCCTGCGCGTCGGTCATGTCCGGCAGGTGCAGGCGGTTGATGGCTTCGTCGAGGGTTTCGGTGGTGGCCATGGTCAGTCGTCCTTTTCAGGTAATAGATCCGCCAGCGTCGGCTGGGCGCGGACGTAGGTGCGGCGCACGTCGGCCAGGGCCAGGTCCAGTTCCACTCCGGTGAGCGCATCCACGGCGTGCAGGGCATACAGCTGCACGGTGATCCGGGTGAACAGGGCTAGGGCGTCCCGGGCGCCGAACCTCTCCAGCAGCAACAGGCGCGAGAGGATCGCCCCCAGCACGCGGATGCGGTGCGCGTATCGGCCTTGCGGGGTGATCAGGTCGGGGCGGCCGAAGCTGTTTATGTCGGCGTCGAGGGCATCGCTGGGGGACATGGCAGTGCGCTCCTTGCGGATGGTGGTGCGAAATAGGTGGGGGCCTGTGTCAGCGGTGAGGGAACCGACACGGCCGCCCGGGACGTACCTGCCTGGGGGTCGACCAGGCGAGCGGCAGCGTCGGCGCACGGTAGCACGCGGCTTGCGGGGTTTGGAATAGGGGGTGGGGGGTGTTTCGGGGTGGGTGAGTCGCCCGCCTGCCCGGAAAAACCGGCGGGCGACTCGCGAGGGGCGCGATCTGCCAATGCACGACCCTCGTGGCGGCGACGATAGCACGGGCGGGGTCGGCGGGGCGAGTCGGGGAAAAGGTGCCGAGGGGGTGCGGGGTGAGAACCAATGCCCCCTCGGCGGTGCGGCGCCCCTGGTGTTGCGACGGTGGGGACAAGGCGGCCGCAGTCCACCCCGGAACCCTGAGCATAGCGCGGCGGTGGAGGGGTGGTGGGTGAGGGGATCAGCGGTGGGGTGAGGGGTGTTTTCGGGGTGGTTTAGTGGGTCAGTATGGGTAACCATGGATTTGGGTGGGTTGTGGGGGTTGGCATGGGATTTTCCCTTTGGCTTGCCATTGTACGGTGTACCGCTGGGATTTTTGTGGGGTTGAGTATGGAAAGGGGGTCTAAGTGCTTGTCCTGGCTCACCATTCGTCGGAAAAAGTGTGGTCGGGGTCGATTGTGGCACAACAATTGTTGTGCCAAGTACATGTTTTAGGTGTGGTCTTTGTTGCTATATGCCTTATGCCTAACCCGTCTAATGTGTTCTTATGGGTATGCTATAGTTTTAGTGTACCACTCGCTCTTTAAAAAACAGTAGCTAGCCGAGTCGCCCCGCCGGGGGCGCGTCCAGTGAACCTTGCAAAAGGTACAGCGGACAAACTCGCCTAGTGAAAAAGGCGCGACATTGTCGCGCTGGCGGATGTCGAGACATAGAGTCTCTGCCCGCCCCCCGGACACGGAGTTCATGCCATGCGTTCCCTTATCGCTTCTGTAGTCGTGCTTCTTATCAGCGCCATGCTGGCCACCGAGGTTAGCGGGTTCGTGAGTGCGCGTATCGGTGCGCTGACTGACGCCGTGTCCCTTTCTTCACGGAGTGCCACCAAATGAAAGCTAAAATCCCTAGCTACTTCGACGCCGGTCTGGTAGCTCGCGCCACCGAGCGCGCCGCCACCGACGCCGTGTATAGCGCTTTGTTGGATCAAGCGGTTACCGCTGGCAAGGTCGCTGGCGCAGCGGTCAACAATACCGACGCTAGCGCCTACTGGAAGGCTCTCGGTGATTCGCTGGCGCGTCACGGCGTGGCCATGCTGGCTCACCCTGATGACGTGCCTAGCGCCAAAGAGCTGCGCGACTTGTGCGCGCTGGTCAATTCCGGGATCAAGGCCGCGCAGTCGGCGGCCAAAGCGCATGCGCTCAAAACTTTCGAGGCCGCGCAGATGGCCGACCGCGCCAAAAAAGCGCGTGACCGGATCGTCAAAGCGCTCACCCGTGCGCTGACCCCCTACGCGCTGAAAATCAATTTTCAGACCGCTAAAGTGGAAGCACTGGCCGCCGTCGCCGAATCGGACGCCCCGGATAAATCCGCCGATACGGCAAAGGCCGCCGTGACCGCTGGCACTACGGCGAACCTTGACGCCTTTCTTGATGGGTTGTGCGCGCTAGATCCCGCCACGCAAAAAATGATTCTGGCGCGTGTCGGCGCCTCCTATAAAAAGTGGCAAGAAGAAGAGGCGACCAAAAAGGTCGAGGCGGACAAGCGCGCCAGCGCGGCCACTCAGAAAAAGCTGGATGACGAAAAATCGCGTAAAGAGGCCCGCGACGTAGCCTAACCAACCCGGCGACACAACCCCCACGCGGCCCCCGCGTGGGGCGTTCGTGTGCCCGTCACTTTTTCCCGCGACACAGTCGCGCAAAGGGGTTTCCCATGGCTTTCGATGACAGCACCGGCGGCGCTGACCGCCTGCACTACCGCGCCAACGCCGGCCAGTATGGCAACGACTGGGGCGACCATAGCCCGCAAAGCCTGTTTGGCGCGCTCTACGCCAGCCACGAGCGCGCCGAAGTGGATTCCGTGAAACAGGCCGAGTATCTGGCCCGCCGCGCCCGGATCGCCGCCGACGCGACTCGGCGCCGATCCGCCCCGGTCGAGGCCGCGATTCTGGCGGAACGGCTCGCCCAGTCGAAAACCGTTATGGGCGCGGCAATGCGCGCTGCCCTGGACAAGCGCGATCGGCAGAACGGCAGGGAACGGCTCGAAAAGTAAACACCGTCCGTCAAGTTTATAGGGGTTCCCTCAGCTAGCCCCCCTTGACCCAACCAAACGGCGTACCAGTTAATTGTGTTTGACCGCCTAAACCGGTACAACACTAACTGGCACCCTAAACCAGTACAAGGAGGCCCTATGGCCAATTCTCTACCGTTGGTGCGGGCGTACTTGCGCGCCTCCACCGCTGAACAGGATGCACAACGCGCCCGCGGCGCGCTGCTTGCATTCGCCGACGCTCATGGCCAGCGAATCGCTGGATTTTACCCAGAGAACGAAACCGGGACGAAACTCAACCGCCCGGAACTGTTCCGCCTGCTGAACGACAGCCAACCCGGCGACATTCTGCTGTGCGAACAAGTTGACCGGTTGAGCAGGTTGACCGAGGCCGATTGGTTGAGCCTGCGCGGAATCATCCAGACCAAGGGCCTGCACATTGTGTCGCTCGATCTGCCGACTTCGCACCAGCTCATGGCCGGACTGGGCGAGGAAACTTTCGCCGGGCGCATGCTCGGCGCGATGAACTCGATGCTGCTCGACATGCTCGCGGCCATTGCGCGCAAGGACTATGAAGACAGGGTGCGCCGCTCCCGCGAAGGGATTGAGAAAGCCCGGAAAATTCCAGGCAAGTACAAGGGGCGCATCCCTGACCTGGTGCTGCACGCCCGTGTCAAGTCGTGCCTGGAAGCCGGGATGGCGATTCGCAAAACGGCCACGGTGTGTGACTGCTCGAAAACCACGGTGCAGAAAATCAAGGCGGAACTGGACAAGGAGACCGAGGCCGCCTGACCAACTATGAACGGATCAATCGAGCCGTTTTCCGGGGGGTTGAAGCCCCCCGGCCTTTGAAGGGATCAATCTGTCCTTTTTTGGAGCCCGCAGGCCGTGGGTGCCTTGCCGGAGGCACCCCCTTTGTTCTCTATATAAAAGAAATAATTTTTTATTTTTATAAGACGGTAAGGGCACGCTCTATTTTGTACCGTCTCGCACACTTTAAAAAGCTGACCCGGAAATCAACAAAAATCTAGTTGACTAGTTTAAAACCCAAACTAGATGACTAGTTTGAAGCCCAATATCCGACCTCGTTTCAACTCGCCCTTTTCCATTTCCCCTTACAAATCAACAGGTAGCCTAATGGTATGCGAGATGGGTCAACCCCCGAGCGTATGTTTTGCGGTATGCCTCGGGTAGGGGCAAAACGCCTTTCCCCGAAATGCAAGCAATATCGTTCGCCTACCTTGCCTTTTTTCGCGTTCCGGTGCTTCCGCTCGACCATTTACCCATTTCCGACCCATCGCTTTTTAGCCGGCACCCACTTGCCGCAAAAACGCAGCAACGCCTATGAAGGCGACAAACCCCCCGGAACCCCCAAGGCCCGGCCGACCCCCCCTGTCACAACCGCCAACAAGGAACCGCACCATGACCACCACGCCCCACATCCGCGCCTTCAATACCGGGCGCACCTACACCGCCCACGGCCAGCGCATTGCCTACGCTGAGATCAGCCGCGACGACCACCCGCACATCCCGATCGCCGAGGTGGTGTTCTACGACGTGGACCGCCACATCGACGGCCAGATCAAGGTCGTGGCCTTCCCCCACGAACCGGTCAATGACCACGCCCTGCTCCAGGCCTACGACCACGGCGGCTACGTCTACAGCGCCGACCGCGAGCTGCTGGCCCAGCTCAAGGCCGCCGCCGAGGCGCTGTAACCCTCACCCCCCGACCACCCCGAAGGAGTCACTGCCATGACCTATGAAGACGACGACGCCGTGTTGCGCGCCGCCCTGCAGATCGCCGAACGGCGCCTGACCTACACCGGCTGCGTCCTCACCAGCCCGCAGGTGGTGCGCGACTACCTGCAGGTGTGGGCTGCGCGCCTGACCGAGGAAGCGTTCGGCGTGCTGTGGCTGACCAGCGCCCACGAGCTGGTGCAGACCGAGGTGCTGGCCACCGGTTCGATCGATCAGGCCACGGTCTATCCGCGGGTGGTGGTGCGGGCCGGGATCGCGCACAACGCGGCGGCCTGTCTGGTGTTCCACAACCACCCCAGCGGCAACCCCGCGCCGAGCGGCGGCGACATCGCCCTGACCCGGCGCTTGAAGGAGGCGTTGGCCATGGTCGACATCACCCTGCTCGATCACCTGGTGGTCGGCCGCACCATTGTCAGCCTGGCCGAACAGGGGGTGCTCTAGGAAGGGTTCGAATACATACGCTACATACCACGTACTACGTAGTACGACATGAACCATGAATTCACAGTTCATGGTTCACAATTCACAACGAGGAACCGCGCCATGACCACCACCCTCCTGAACCACTGGGACCGTATCGCCCAGCTGATCTACGCCCTGCTGCTGGACTACCTGCCCCGTCAGCTGGCCGCTGTGCTGGCCATGCTGTGGCCGATGTTCGTTGTGCTGCTGGTCATCCTCATCGTCGGCGGGCTGCTCGCCTGGCAGGACCGCCGCGACCTCAACCGCCGCGTTCACCGGCGCCTGGCTCAGCTGCGCGACGAACGCCGCGACCGCTGAGCCGACATGAACCATGAACCCGTAATTCACAATTCATAGAAGGAAGCACCCCATGAAAACCTTGCACGACGCCCACGCCCTGACTGACTACGGCCTCAACCCGCTGACCGGCGAGGCCGACGCCTATTCCCGCCGTACCCTGTGCGACCTCAGTGATGAAGGGATCATTCTGCTCACCGCCTACTTCGGGCTGGCCCACACCAAGGCCGCCGGGCAGGCGTTCCCGAAGAACTACAACAGCAGCGTGGGGGACAAGCCGGCGGTGGCCAGCGTGATGCTGGCCCGTGGCACCATGGACGATTTGATGGTGTTCGCCCTGCTGCACGTCGATCAGTTCGACTACGTGATGCAGACCCCGGGCGGCTACGCCGGCTTCAACGACGGCGACCAGTACGGCGAGCACTACCTGCACGCCGCCCTGCCCGAGGGCTACCGCCTGCACTACAACGCCGCCAAGCGCAGCGCCCACCCGCACGTCGGGGACCGCAACGTCCACGCGATGAGTGGCAGGGTTCTCTGAGTGGAAACAGCGGCAATATGCCGTATAATTTCCGTACATTCCCACCAGAAAGGAGCACCACCATGACCCGCATGACCCTCGACCTGTCCGATGAAATCGACCAGAAGCTCACCGCCATCGCCAAGGAACGCGGCATGACCAAGGCTGAAGCGATGCGCAAGGCCTTTGCCCTGCTGGTCATCGCCGATAACGAAGCGCGCAAGCCCGGCTTCTCGCTGGGCATCGTGCGTGAACGCGACGACCACACCCTGGAAGCGGTTGGCCGCGTGGTGGGGCTGTAATGGACAAGTTCGATACCGACATGAACCGCGTGTTCACCGACCCGGGCGGCGTCAACGTCAATGCCCTCGACCGCCTGCGCTTTGCCAAGCAGGTGTTGCTGGGGCTGGCCTTGATCTGTTCCGCGGTGTTCATCGCCTACGGGCTGGAACCGGACAACGCCGGGCTCGGCCATATCTTTGAACTGATCAAGATCGGCGCCTTGCCCCTGGTCACCTTGGTGATCTCGTTCTACTTCCCCAGTTCGACCAAGTAACCCACCCTCACCGGAGTCACTGCCATGACCCACCTTGCCCCCCGCGCCCAGCTGATCCAGCTCGACGCCCGCCTGACCTTTCACTACGTCCAAGGCTGGCGCGGTGAAGACCAGTGGGCGCCGCTGAGCGCTGCCCGCCTCACCGCCGGCACGCCGATCGCCCACGACGAAGACGACTACAGCACCACCTATCGCCACCTGCTAACCTTCGGCCCGCACGGCTGGCAGGAGGCCAAGAAGGCCTACCGGCGCCTGCTGCCGCGCAAGGAACGGCCGACCTTTGTGCGCTGGCTGGCCCGCATGATCGGCGAGCACTTCGCCTTCGGCTGCCGCTGTGAACACGACTGCTGCGGCCACCTGCAAGGCAGCGCCAGTGCCACCTACATTGGCCGGCGCCGCTTCAGCGTGGAACGGCACAACACCCGCAACGTGTAGCCCGGAGGATTCACCATGAAACGCACCAAACAGCAGGCGAAGGCCTACCACAGCGCCGCGCTGGGCATCCTGCGCGGCTTCGGCGCGCAGTTGTCGGACACGCACCACCCGTACCAGCTCGAAACCACCGCTGGGACGCTGCGCGTGTCGGTCTATGGCAGCTACATCTGCACCCGGTTCGACGACGTGGCGCGGGCCAAGGCGCTGCTGCCCCCGGGGCGGTTGAACCCGTTCAGCGGCAAGTGGAACTGGATGGGCGGCATGACCCATGAAGGCGACCTGACCGACCTCGCCCGGTTCCAGAACGAGCTGCGCCACCTGCTGCCCGAAGGCCACCAACCCAACCCGGACCTGCCCCTGGTCCCTTTCGAGGACTGACCATGAACCGCGAACGCCTTGAACTGATGGTCACCCTGCTCGCCGAAGTCGAGGCCGGCACCTGGGAACCGACCGGCACCACCCTCGGCCACCAGCCGCTGCCGCTGCCCCCTCGCCCCGGCCACCGCTTCGACATGATCGACTGGGTCGACGACGTGCGCCCCGACTGTGGCTTTGCCGCCTGCGCCATCGGCCACGCCTGCTTGGACGAACGGTTCAACCAGCACGGCCTGTTCCTGCAATGGGGTGACCCCGGCCAGTCGCACGCCCCGATGTACTCCCACCAGAACCGCCTGCACAGATCCTGGGCCGCCGTGGGCCGGTTCTTCGACCTCACCCCCACGCAGGAAGACCACCTGTTCGACGGGGACCGGTACCCCTACGACCAGAAGAAAGACCCGGCCGCCGTGCGCCAGCGCATCGAAGCGTTTTTGGCCGCCGACTAACCCACCCGACAAGGGAGCGACAACCATGAAAAAGATCATCGACGGCAAGCGCTACGACACCGCCACCGCGACCCTGCTGGGCGAGGACAGTGGCGGCGGCGGACCCAGTGACTTCAACTACTTTGACGAGGCGCTGTATCGCACCGCCAAGGGCGCGTATTTCCTCGCCGGGGAAGGTGGTGCGCTCACCAAGTACGCCCTGCGCTGCGGCGACAACTCGCGCACCTTCGGCGAGGGCCTGTTCCCCCTGACCGCTGGCGAGGCCCGGGAATGGGCGGAACAGCACCTCACCACCGAGGAAGTCGAAGAACACTTCGGTGGCGCCATCGAAGACGCTTAACCCACCCCACCACCCCCCGAAAGGATCACTGCCATGGTCAAACTCAGCCAGCTCACCCAATGCTTCTACGTGCCCGGACAAGGCCACATCATTGACTCGGCCTACCAGAATGAAGCCGGCGAATGGGTCAGTCACATCCACCGCAAGAACCTGATGCAGATGCGCGACGAGCACCCCGACGTGGTGCTGGGCAACCTCGACGAATGGATTGACGCCGATGAGAAACGCCTGATCAGCCCGCCCAAGGAGATCACCAAGGAAGAGTGGTGGGAGGCGCTGGAATGCCTGCCGCCGGAGAGCTGGCAGAACAGCGGCGGCGGGGAATCGTTCGTCATGATGGAATACTACAGCGGCCGGATTACCAGCATCTACGTGCGCCTGGGCGAGCGCTATTGCACCTTCCACGACGTGGCCAACCTGCCGCACCTGGACCGCCTGGCCAAGGCTCGCACCCTGCTGGGCTAAGCCGCTGGCCATGAATTCACGGTTCACAATTCACAATTCACCCAAGAAGGAAGCACTGCCATGCCCACCCAAACCACCCTGTTCGCCCTGTTCAAAGTCGCCGACGTGATCGAAATCGACGGCTACGAAGTCGATAACTGCGCCTTCCTGCCCAACGACGTGGTGCGGCTCGACTACTGCCACGACGACGAGCGCACCTGCTTTGTGGACCAGCCGGTCAGCCTCGATGACGGCGCCTGCCAAGCCGTTTCCTGCGACGACCCCCAGTATGGCGGTGAAGCCGGGGATACCTGCGACCTGACCTTCAAGGTCACCCGCCTGCTGCAACCCGAGGATCTGTGAATTCACAATTCACAATTCACAAACCACCCGAGAAGGGACCACCGCAATGAACCCGATTGACCCCAACTTCGTACAGTTCTGCCGGGGCTTGACCGACAAGCAACTGGAAAACGTCCTCGCGGACGAATGGAGCGCCCACAAACACCGTGACTACGCCTCGGCGCAGCAGGCGGCCGTGGAACGCGGCTGGACCGTGCAAGATGGCCAGCGCATCAACTAACCCGCCATGAACCATGAAGTCACAATTCATGGTTCACAAACCAACACCTGAACAGGAGGCCGCCATGGCCCTGATGATCCCCCTGAATGACGCGCCGTACCTGATGACCACCGAAACCCACCCGGAGCTGTACGAGACCAGCGGCAGCCTGACCTTGGAGGCCATGCAGCAGATGGTCGGCGGCTACATCGAGCACGTCTTCCTGCACCCGACGCCGCGCCTGCGCCTGACCTTGGACACCAGCAACGACCTGCGCGGCGTGCTGGAAGGCGCCCCGCCCAACGCCACGGACGTGCCCGACGACTTCCTTCCCTACGTTCACTTGGTGATCAATGAAGAGGGCAAGCTGAACGGCCTGGCCATCAACCCGATCGCCTCGGCGCTGGTCCAGCGCCACGGCCTGCGCGGGGACGTGATCTGCGGCCCCGCGCTGTTCCTCGGCCAGGACGAAATGCAATAACGCCCACCGTGAATTCACAATTCACAGTTCACAGTTCACAAACCGCAACACACCCACCCCGAAAGAAGGATCACTGCCATGAACCTGATTCAAGTGAAAAGCTGGAACATCGAACGCGGCCAAGACATCGACGCCGCCATGCTGATGGGCAGTTTCACCCGCTACCTGTACCGCGATCTGGACGCGGTGGAAGTGCCGGGTAGGCCGTCGTTCCACGAGGGTATCGAAACCAGCTTCGACCGCCTGCACGGCGGCTGCCTGTTCCTGTCGTTCACCGCCTTGGCCGTGCTGGAAGAGTTGATCGACTGGGACAAGTGGGGCGAGTTCGGCGGCGGGGTGTTCGCCTACGAGCACTTGGAAGCCGACGATACCCAGCCCTATACCGAGGGCACCGACCTCGCCGCCTTCCTGCTGCGCGAGATCCCCGCAGTGGCCTGGTACGAGATCGCCGAAAACTGGGACGTGCCCAACGACACCGAGCTGACCGACCTGCTGACCCGCTGGGCGGTGGCGGTCAAATTGCCGTTGGTGGACAGTGCCGTGCCGCTGCCCGCTGAGGCCCCCGTGCTGTTAGCCGAGGCCCCCGAGCCGGAGCGCCGCTGCGACTCCTTGCCCTACGACTTCGAAGACTTCGGCCTGAACCTCACCGAGTTGCAGGACAAGTACGCCACCGAGCAGGAACACCCCGAGTACCCCAACGGCCGCTGGGGGAGGGAGGCGCCCACGACCCCCTACTGGGACTGGGTCATGGCCTGCATCGCCAAGGATGACGACGACACCGAGTAAGGCCCACGGGCAGGGACGCCCACTCCACCTACCCGAGAAGGGAGCACCACCATGACTACCCCCAACCCTGCGCACGCGGCGCGAATCCAGTGCCTCGACCGCGACGGCAACGTCAGCTTCTTGCACTACCAGAACGGCTGGACCGTGACCCTGGCCCACGGCCAACGCGCCGCGCTGTCCTACGCCGGCTTCCCGCACCACCAGGCCGCGGCCTGCAAGTTCGCCCTCGACGACTGCAAGACCCCGGCCGAGGTGCTGGCGGCAGCCCGGCGCTACGGCTGCCACACCTACACCTTGGAACTGCCCGCCAAGGAAGTCGACGATGACGGCGGCCCAGCGCCCGCTGACCACTACCGTGCGGTCGACGCGACCGGCAGCAAGATGGTGTGGGTCCCGCTCCCACAGGCGCCGAGCCTGAGCGACCGCCTCACCGCGATCGTCGACGAAGCCCGCGCCGCCGGCTACGCGGTGGCGGTGCTGTACCCCGAGGAACTGATCGGAGTCGACAACGAAGCGCTGCAGGTCCACCTGGTGCGGGCAGGGAAGGCCTTCATCGACGCCAACCGTGAACCGGAAGAAGAGGAATAACAGCATGAAAGCCGTCACCCAAGCCCCCAAGCCGGTCGAGATCATCGCCGGGCGTTTCGTCGTCATGTTCGAAGCGCAGGAAGAGGACACCGACCCGCGCAAACACTTCGTTGAGCAGTGCGGCTGGACGCCGAAGGACTACGCCAAGCAGCGCAACACCCAGTGGTTCGGCGTGCATATCACCCTGTGGGCCGGGGGCGAGCAGGTCGCTGAGCAGTTCCTGGGCGCCTGCGCCTACAAGAACCCCGATGAGTTCTGGCAGCGCTATCGCGGCGACTACTACGCCGACATGGTTAGCGAATGCCTGACCGCTGCCGGAGAACCCGTGCTCGCCACCATGTGGCGCGACACCGTGCGAGCTGAAACAGCCGCTAAACAAGGAGTAGCCCCATGACCATCACCATTGACCCGAAGCACCCCCTCGGCAGCGGCTCGCTGCTCTGGCTGCTGTCCGGGCGCATCCCCGGGGATGACGACGACACGCCGATGCTGTTCCTCGCCAACACCGAGGCAGGCGCCAAAGCCGCCTACGTGAAGTACATGCACGAACTGGCGGACCTCGATGCGGACGGCCTTAAGCAGCTGGAAGCCGACCATGGCAAAACCTGTTACATCAACGTCTGCGATCAGATCGGCGCTGAGCAGTCCGAGCCCCGGGAGTACGCCATCGCGATGCACGGGCTGCCCGGCCCCACCTGGCTGCAACAACCTGAAGACGACAACGACCTGGTGCTGCCGCTGACCTCTAACCCGGTGCTGGCCGCGACGTACACCGAAGCCGAGGCGCGCAGCCTGTGGGCGGACGTGTCCAAGCGGTTCCCCTCGGCGTCGTTTCGCCTTGATCGGCTGGTCACCCCGGCGCGGATCGCGGATCTGGAGCAACGCCTGCGCGACCTCGCCGAGGGCGCCCGCAGCAAAGCCGACCTGATCGCCAGCGGCTCGCCGACCTCGGCCTACGCCAATCCGGTGCAGATCCTGCGGGCGATCGCCAAGGAAGCCGAGGACGGGTTGGGTCCCGACCCGGCCGCCGAGCTGGAGATTCAGCGCACACTGATGCTCAGCACCGCCCACCTGCCGGACCTTTACCTTAAGTGGCTCAATGCGCAGGACCGGGTCAATGAAGGCGTCTTGTGGGAAGTCCCGCCGACTGCGATTGCCGATGACGACGCGGAACCATCGAGCCTGATCGTCGACCCGGTCGGCGAATACGGCTGGCGGATCTGCATCACCGACTCGGTTGATGAATTCTCCGCAAGGGTGCCCGCTGACGACCCACTGCTGGCCTTGCTGCGCTTCGCCGAAACCCACCACTGCGACTGGCTGGGCATCGACCGGGACGGCCCGATCGTGCCCGGCCTGCCGACCTTTGAGGACGATGAATAACATGCGCATTCTCCCTGTCATCACCAGCCGCAACCCGAGCAGTCGCCCCGAAAACGACACGCTGCTGCACTGCTACGTCTGCCCGCTGCAGGCCACCTTCAGCACGGCAGCGGCCACCGGCTGGACCTTCGACGCGGACGGGGAACCGTTCCGCACCTACTACTGCCCGGCTCACCGGCCGGACCCACGCAAAGAGAGGCAACCATGAAACGCCCAATGAGCAACGATGAACTGCTCCATCACATCATGCTGTACAGCAAGCACGGCTCGCTGATGCAGCTGATCGTGATGGAAGGGATACGCAACTACGCCGAAGCGATCGTGGACGCCGAGCCAGGCTTTCTCGGTACCGCCGCGCTGATGTTCAACGAAGACGACTGGCGCAACTGCTGCCGAGAGCTGCTGGACACGCTGGCCAACCGCGGGCAGCTGATGACCGAGGAAATCAGCGTGGAAGTGGAACTGGAGGACTTCACTCCGGCGGCCCATGAAGACCCCGAAAAGGCCGGGCTGCTCAAGACCCTGCTGCACCTGGTCGGCCAAGGCTGGCAACCGGTCGAGCTGTACGACTCGGAAGAATGGCGCAACTTCAAAGCAGGGGCGCCGCTGCCGGACGTGGTTGAGGCCTGCGCGGAAGTCGAAATGGCGACCCTGCGCCTGCGCCACTGGGACGGCCGCACTGGCTCGCTCGGGCTGGTGTGGGGCAACAGCCCGCTTGAACTGATCGCCGACCACACCACCGACCACGGCTTTGACGAAGCGGTTGCCGCCGCCCAGCGCAGCGTGTGGCCCAACTACCCGGAGGAATGACATGAGCAAGGAAGAACTGTTGGCCCAGGCCATTCAGGCCGGCGCCTCGATAAGCGAATTCATCAACAAGTTCGTGGAGCTGAACCCCCCGAGCGAGCGTGAAGTCGCGCTGATCAACAAGGCCCGAGAGCAGTACGTCAACGAGGGCGTGCTGGAGATTGACGAGCCCACCATTGCATCCATCGGCGACGACCCCGGTGGCTACGTGCTGGCGTGGGTATGGGTCTACGACAAGGTCGATGACGAAGAAGAGGAAGAGGGCTGAGCCATGTGGAAGTGCCCGGAATGCCACAGCCATCACCTGAACGTGATGATCACCACCTGCGCCAAGTTGTTGCAGTACGAGGACAACTTTGAAACCGAGGTGGCCGGCGACCACGAGTGGGACGACACGTCGAACATGACCTGCGAAGACTGCGGGCACTGCGATGCCGCGTTGCACTTTGACACCGACCAAGATGAACCAACACCTGAGAAGGAACCGCAACCATGAGCACCTGGCACCAAGACAAAGCCCCCGTGAACCCGCAACACCCGTTCAACTGGACGGTGTACACCAACCCGCCGAACCGCTCGGCCTCGGCGATGGCCTACCCCACCCAGGCCGAGGCCGAGGCGTTCATGGAACGGCTCAAGGCCGCCGTGAAGCCCGACGATCTGGAACGGCAGCTCGCGCTCAAGCACACCCGCATCCTGCCGCCGGTGTACACCAACGACCAGCGCCACGAACTGTTCTACGACGTGCGCAAACCCAGCGGCCAGCTCGGTTACGTGAAGAAGGAACACATCGAGCGCTTCCTGCTGGAGCTGTGCGGCGGGGGCATGGACGCCAAGCAGACGGCCAGCGCCATGCAGTACGGCGGCGAGTTGAAGTTGAACACCCGTGTCGTCGTCAAGGGGCACAAGATCGGCCCGGTCGGGACGGTGTGACATGCACAAACCCATCCTGATCGCCACGGACGGGCGCAAGAACGGCCTGGAAGCCTGGGCGCTGTACGACGACACCATCCCGGGCTATGAGCTGTTCGCCAGCCAGGCCTGCAACGATTACTTCGGGGATGCCGACACCCTGGAAGACTGCAAGAAAGTCGCGCAAGCCTGGTTTGACCAGCGCGCCAGCGAGCAATAACCCCCGCACCACCCCGTAACCCCAAACCCCAATAAGGCCAGCCAACTACCCCGGCAGGCCTACTCTTGCCTGTAGAAAGGAGAATCACCATGCAACGCGCCCTTAGCCGTAACTTCGCTCACAACGCCAACTCGCTGCGCAGCGAAATCGCCCTCACCGACGACCAGATTTTCCGGGTCGCCCCCTCGATCTTTGCGCAGGAACCACACGGCTCCCGCAGCGAACGCTATGCCTACATCCCGACCATCGACGTGCTCAACGGCCTGCGCAAGGAAGGCTTCGAACCCTTCGCCGTGGTGCAGTCCAAGTGCCGGCTGGAAGGTAAGAGTGAGTTCACCAAGCACATGATCCGCATGCGCCACGCCAACAACATCCTCGCCCCGCAGGCCAACGAGATCATCCTGCTCAACAGCCACGACGGCACGTCGTCCTATCAGATGCTGGCCGGGTGTTTCCGCTTCGTCTGCCAGAACGGCATGATTGCCGGCGACATCCTGGAAGACATCCGCATTGGCCACCGCGGTGACGTGATGGGCAACGTGATCGAGGGTGCCTACACCGTGCTGCAGGGCTTCGACCTGGTGGATGAATCCCGCGAGGTGATGCAACAGACCCGCCTCAGTCAGGAGGAACAGGCGGTGTTCGCCCGCTCGGCGCTGATGCTGCGCTACGACACCGAAGACGCTGGCAAGGCGCCAATCCAGGCCGACCAGCTGCTGCGGCCACACCGCCGGGAAGACACCGGCACCGACCTGTGGACCACCTTCAACGTCGTGCAAGAGAACGCCTTGAAAGGCGGGCTGCGGGGCCGCACGGCCAACAACCACCGCACCACCACCCGTGCCGTCACTGGCATCACCCAGGACATGAAACTCAACCAGGCCCTGTGGGCACTGGCCGAGGGCATGCGCCAGCTGAAAGCCGCCGCCTGACGGCGGGCACGTTGGAACCGGACGCTGCTGGTAGACTGTCGGTCTACCCGCAGCCCCCTCCACCCTTTAAGTGACTCACTGCCATGAGCAAAAAACCGATCGACCCCGCCCGACTGATCCCCGTCGAGCAACTGCCCGCCCTGCGCCAGCAGGCCGAGGAACAAGCCCACGTCAACGTCGACCGCCTGAACGCCAAGACCCGCAGGGCGGCGACCTTGGGCGATGACGCGATGGAGATTGCCCGACTGCCCCTCAGTCAGCGCATTCGCTACAACAAACTGGTCAAACTGGTGGATGCGGCCAGCGCCGACATCATGCCGTTCACCGCCTGCCGCAAGGGGTGCAGCCACTGCTGCAACATCGCGGCGTTGATTTCCGATGTCGAAGCGCAGCGCATTGGCGAAGCGATCGGACGCAAACCGGTGAAGACCGGCGCGTTTCCGGCCGATGTCCCCGCGCTGCAGAAGAAATACTTTGGCGTGCCTTGCACCTTCTTGAAGGGCGGGCGCTGCTCGATCTACGAGGTTCGCCCGCTGGCCTGCCGGCTGCACTTCAGCATGGCCGACGACTCGTTCTTCTGTTCCACCGCGATCGCCCCGCAGAACAGCCTGGTGCCGGCGCTCAACCTGCAGGGCGTCGACCGGGCGCTGTTTATGATGACGCTCGGGTCGATGCACGCGGACATCCGCGACTTCTTTCCGAAGAGGTGAGGGGAGGGGCAAAGGCCGTGTCTGTCCGCTCTGGCTAATCGCGCATCTTTCAGCGCGGTAGACGCAACCCCGTCCGTTCTGCGTGAGTGCCGGCTTATGGGGAGAATTCGTCCGGCAGCACCTTTGCCCCTCGCTACAACTCTAGGCCAACCTGTCCGGTCGAGCAAAGCACGCCGACAGGCGCTTTCCATGAACTCATAATTCACTATTCACATATATGAATTGCGTATTCATGGTGCGGACACTAGGCTCACCACCGGTACTGTGTACCAATGGGTTTTAAAACTGGTGAGGGCCTTTTTTATGAACGTCGTAATTGGCAGCAACAAGGGCGGGGTCAGCAAGTCAACCACCTGCATGAATCTTGCGATTGGTCTGACGCTTAGAGGCAAGGACGTGATCGTGCTCGACGCCGATGGACAGGGGAGTAGCAACCGCTGGCACGACAACCGGGAAGCCGCCAAACGTCACCCGATGGTCCCGCTCGCACAGAAATACGGGAACCTGGTGAACACCGTCACCAGCCTGGCCGACAAGTACGAGCATGTGTTGATCGACACGGCTGGGCACAACAGCGCGGAACTGATCACGTCGATGTGCGTGGCGGATATTGTGATCGTCCCGCTCCATTGCAGTGATCTGGACATCGACACGCTCAAGCGGTTGCGCAAGCAATATGCCGAGATTTCGGCGTCGAACCCGAAGTTGCGCGTGCTGATCTATCAGACGTTCGGCACCACCCACTCCAAAGGCAGGATCACCGAGCGTGCGGAATTCCTCGAAGAACTGCTGGCGTACCCGGAGTTTGAAGTGCTGAACAGCGTCGGGCGCTACCGCAAAAGCTACATAGACTGCATCAAGAAGGGGCTGTCGGTGCTGGAGTCCCGCGACATCGAAGCCAAACAAGAAATCAACGAATTACTAGACGAGGTGTTTTATGGCTAAGGCAGAGGCGGTGAAAACCACTGCGCAAATCGCTGGGGACTTGGCCAAACGCTTGGCCGGCGCGGTCGGGGACGGCGAGAAGGACATCCCGGCCTCGATCACCATCAGCTTACCGAAGTCAATGATCCGCGCACTGGAGGCCCGCCGTCTGGAGAACAAGGACGCCGCCGCCGGGCCGAAAACCATCAGCGGGCTGATCAAGGCCGCGCTGGAAAAAGACGGCTACGGGGTGCTGTGACCATGAACCCGGGATTGAAGACACACATCATGGACGACATCGCCCGCAGCGGATTCACCACGCTCGCGTCGAACGACCCGGCAGGGTGGATCGCTCACACCGTGGGCTTGACCGACCGGGGGCACCCGGAAATCCTGATCAGTGGGCTGCGCGGGGATTACTGTCACAGGGTGTTCTGGACTGCCTATGAAGCGATCATGGAAGGCCGACACTTCAAGGCTGGGCAGTTGGACGACACGCTGGGCAACCTGACTTGCGCCTTCAAGACGCTGAGCCCGGCCGCGGCCAAAAAGTTCTGCGGGCAGGCGCAAGCGTTCTACGCCGGCACGTCGAAGACGCCGACCTTTGTGCAACTGGTGATGCCGGACAAGGAAGGGCACCTGCCGTGGCAGCCGGGCTACAACGCCGAACTGATGAAGGTGCAGCGCCATCTGTGGGTGCAGCTGCACTGATCTTGCTGGCCATCTGCAACCAAGGCAATGTGTGGGGAGTATTCCAAAAACAAGGAAGCCCCCCATGCGTGCTCCACGCCCCTCCCGCCGCATCACCTACGATCTTTTCCATGTGCAGGGCCTGTACGTTGGCCACGGCTGGGTGTCCCTGCTCAGTACCTTCGACCGCGACGAAGCGGACGCCTGCCTGCGCAAGCAGCGCGCCAAGAACCCGCTGGTCACCTACCGGATTGAACCCCAGCGCGTGCGCAGCAAGACCGTGCAAACCGTGGGGCTCAGCTGATGGCGGCCCGGTATAGCGCAGTTGACGCCGTGCTGCTGATCGTCCTCGCCGCCCGCATCCACAAGACCGACGCCGCCGTGCGCACCGTGGCCCGCAATATCGTCAAGCAGTTGCCGGTTGCTGACCGCCCCGGCGTGCGCAAGATCATGACCAGCCGGTACCCGCTACGAGTGGCCGAACTGCTGCTCGACTGCTGGGCGCTGGTGCATGGCGAAGAACCACCCCAACCACCCGACAAGGGAGCGACACCATGAAACGTGACATCCAACCACCTACCCATGAACAAGCCTGCGCCGTGCTGCGCTTCGCCAAAAGCAACGGGCTCGCCTGGAAACGCGCCTTGGCTGAACACTGGATGAACGAGTGTTCAGCGCACCGCCTGACCGACGCCGACCGGGCGCTGCTGCGCCAGGCGCGCAACCAGTGCGGCCCGCTGTGGCTGGAACAGGTCCGAGTGCCAGAGCTGACCGCGACCTGTGTGCTGCCCACCATGAAGGTCTGCGCGATCCTTGCGAAAACCCACTACGGGGTGACGCCCGCTGACCTGGGCATTGAAGACCGCGAGCTGATCGCCTGCATCCTGGAAGGGGAGAGCCTGGTGGAGGTGATCAACCGGCCGGCGCAGAAGTACGAACTGGCCCGCCTCGACAAGTCGCAATGGGGCGTACCCTCCACCGACCCGCTCAACGACGAGGATCTGGCCGCCGCGATCGCGCAAGTTAACGCCTGATTTATGGCTTTCTAACATCGGGTTTGGGAACCCCGACTATCGTTAAATAACGAAGTCGCAAGTTGATCGGAGAATCGACGTGCATGTAGTCAGTAAAAAGCGGTGGCAGATCGAGACAGGCTGTGTCGACTTCACCGAAACCGTCATTCAATGCGCCGATTTCCCTGCTGTGCTGGCCGCGCTTACCGGCTACCGCCTGCAGAACGGAGCACCCCCTGTAGATCCGCGAATCTTGTTCGGGTTATTTGACCCGAAGGTTCAAACCTGCCCGGTCGCCCTGTGGGCCACCGATGGGCTGGCGGACAGCGTCACGATCCACCGGCTGCACTAGGACATAACTAAACGGCTGAATGATCAGCCTTGGAGCCTGAAATGTTCATGATGAATCCATTGGTTTGCGTGGAACCCCCAGTCATTTCCTCCCCAGTCACCCCCCGCGCCGGCACGGCCACGCCGTTGACCCTGCGCTTCCTGCGGCGAACCTTGCCGTGCGGAACCGAGATTTTGGGGGTGGCAGTGCAGGTCAAGCATCGTGAACTGATGTACAGCATCGTGGCCCTGCCCGGGTTTGAAGGTGGCGGCAGGGATGCGGAAGGCTCAATGATGCCGCGCAGTGTGAGCGCGGCCTACACCCCGAAGCTCTACAACCCGGAGAGCCAGGCACAGGAACCGGTATGGCCGCCCCTGCTGCCGACCATGCGCCTGGTCAACGGTCATGAGTACACCGACTGGCAGTTCCCGGAAACCTCGCTGACTCGCCGCCTGGAACGCACCTACGCCGCCGCCGAGCCGCTGCTGCGCCAGCTGTGCAACCTGATTCAGGTCAAGCTGGTCAAGGGCTCACGCAAACAGGTGTCCACCACCGTGCTGGTTGAACGGATCAACGAACTGTTGGCCAACGCATGAGGGCTGGGTATGTTCTGGATTCTGCAAGCCAAGACGTTCCTGGAAGCCTGGTGGGCCAAGCTATTCGCGCTGCGCGATAACTACTACCTGGTCACCCTGGAACAGCCCAACGGGACACGTCGACAGGTGCCGGTGATGGCCGTCGACGCTGACGCGGCCTACATCTGGCTGGGCCAGCACTACCCGGCAGACGACGTGATCGACGTGCAGCTGCAGAAATGGGGATGAGCGCCATGGGGTATCCGTCACGCAACCAGCTCGACCTGTTTCCGCAGCCCGGGAACTACGAGGAAGTCCACGGCGACCTCTACGACCGGCGCACCGGCAAGCGGTTGCGCACCGGTTACCGTGACGTGTTCTACCAGATCAGCGACGGGCATCAGCTGCGCGCCACGCTGCGGTTTCTGGAGGACGCCGTGGAAGGCCGGCGCTTCGTCTGCATCACCGACGAAGGCCGGGCGATCTGCCGGCACTGCATGCGCTCGATGCTGCGTGACCTGCTCTTTGGCCTGCGCCACCCGGAGAGTTACCTGCTCCGGGTGGTGTCCACCGAACCACGGTACTCAGAACCGCTGTGTTGCGATTGCTGCGACGACGAAATACCCCCGATCGAGGACCGGCCATGAACGCACCCCCGCTACCTGCGCAGATCCTCACCGCCTGTCGAAAAGCTCGCGGGGAGGGGCAGTTCCTGGACATCGACTTTATGCTGCCCTCGGTGCTGTATAACCGCGGCGCCGGCACCGAGTTCCACTTTCGGGAAGAGGGGGCACAGACCCTGTTCGACCGCTACCGCCCGGTGGCTGAACAGACCGGCCTGCCTATGAAGGACGTGTTGCTGTGGGCTGCGCAGGAGTGGGACCTAAGCGGCAGCAAGCTAACACTGGGCTGACCTAACTCAAGAGAAGGGAAACTAGCGGCGAAGTGTAGTCGAAGTTTTCGCCTGCGCGAGTTTGATGGCGTTTTGTTGTCAAGGGGTTGATATTATTTTAAATGATAGGCACCTTACAGCTCACGGACTGACTGGCAACACAACAATTAGGAGCCAAACGAATGGCTTTAAATGCGGGATCAGGATTTAGCAAGCTGGCACAAATGGACTCTCAGATACAGGCGGTGATAGCTGCCTACGTTGAAGAACCGACCCCCAAACACCAGCCCTTCGTCTCCAAGAAAAAAGAAGCTCGACGCCAGCGAGAGGCCAAGGAGCGAGAGCTAGCCGCGCTCCGTGACGCCCCATTAGAAGAGTTAATTTTTTCAACGCCCGCCCCTGATCAGCAGCTAACGCTAGCCGCTAAGCAGCAAGCCGAGCGCGATGAACTTGAACAACAGATGCGCTTAGCATTGGGCATCGACAGCATTACTCCCGCTAGCGTTACCCCACCGAAACCTAAAGCGAAAGCCGCTATCAAGCCGCTAATTGCTAAGCCTAGTGCTCCGGTTCCGGTAAAACCCCGCGTTGAATTTAGTTTGCTCAAACGTAGCATCGAAGTGCTGTTGCGCATCCGCCGGCCGGACGGTCTGGAACTGCCGTTCTTTCACGCAGAGTCCCACGGTAGCCAGCTAGAAGCCGAGCTGGCAGCGGGCCGCAAGGCGCGGGGCTATGGCTTCAAGGTGCTCGCCACGATCAAGATCAGCATCAAAGAAGAAGTCTGCGAACACCACGCTTAACAATTAAATCCTGTACCGGGCTGCCGTTTTGGCAGCCCGTTTTATTTGAGTAGTTAGGAATCGGTCATGTCTAAACTTGCAGAGTTCCGCGCTGCGGAAGAACAGCTGGGCAAACAACTGGCGGCCTTGGAAGAATTACGAAACGACATCGGCCTCAAGCGTGAATTGGAATTTGATTCGGCGTTGAAACGCCTGATGGCAGACTACGGCGTGAGCGGCGAAACAGTGGCGATTCTCGTGGGTGTAGAGTCTCGACCTGCGGCAGGTAAAGCCACTGGGGGCAAGCGCAAAGTTAACAACCGGGAGGCGGCCAAGACGTTCCTAAACCCGCACACCGGCGAGAGCCTGACGATCAAACGCCTGACCAATTCTAAGTACAAAGAATGGGCTGCGAAGTACGGCGAAGTCATCGTACACACCTGGCTGCAAGACTAATTCCGGCGCTAACTTAATACTAAGGAAGTAATATGTTTGAGAAATTCGCCGAGTACACTGCGGCAGAGTTAGCGCTGGCTAAACAAGTTACCGCCCTCGAAGAACTCAAGAACGACCCCGAGCTAAAGCAGGAGTTAGAGTTCAGCTTTGAGTTAGAGGCCTTGCTGTCCAAGTATTCGTTCAGCAAATCCAAGCTGTACGGCTTCCTTGAGGCGCAGTACGGGGCCGCCAAGGCCGCTGAAACGAAGGCGCCTAGCCCGGCTAAAGCTGGCAAAGCGAGCAAGGAAAAGGCGGGGTATGAAGGGCATAAAGACAAGCTCTGGACCAACCCGCATACCGGGGAAGCCGTGAAGTCCAGACGCCGCGACCACAAGACCATCTTGGGGTGGATCGAAAAGCATGGCCTAGAAGAGGTCTTGACCTGGATGAAGCGGCTCTGATGGAAACGGATGACTACATGGCCATCTGGACGGTGTACCTGCGCCCGGCAAACCACCCCGAGATTTACATCGCCCACAAAGAGCTGATTGGTAAGGGGCATGTGATCAAAACCGGGGTCACTTTAGCGGCAGAAACTCTGGACGCCGTGCGCGACAAACTGCCCTTTGGCCTGATCCTTTTTTGCCGAGCGGAAAGTGACGCCCCCGACATCGTGGAGAGCTGGTTATGAGCGACATCGATGCGCTGCTGGCCCGCGCCCGCGCCGCGTTGCAGAGGCCGGAACCCACGGTAACCCCGTTATTTCGGACCCTGCCCAAAGAGGTGCCGGTGCCGATCCCGCGCAGCAACTACGGCGGCGGAAACTCCCGGGATGCGGACAAGTTCGTGGTGCGCATGCCGGATGACATGCGCGAGCGCATGGCGCGCTTCTCCCGCCTGCATTTCCGCAGCATGAACTCGGAATGTCTGGTGGCGATGGAGTGGTGGATGGATCGGCAGGCGCTGATGTGGACGATGTTGCAGGCCACCGAGCGCGAGCTGGCCATTCAGGAAAGCATCAGCAAGGGTGCCACCGAGACGGCGCTGGACCTATGGGCCGAGCGCCATCCCGAGGCGAAGGAAACGATCGAGCAGCTGCGTGCGCTGCTCTACGTGGACTAGTCGGTGGACGCACTGCGTTCCGCAACCTGCGTGCGCAGTGCGTCGGCCTGTTGGTCATTGAGGAAGCCGTGAAACAGCAGGAACTGGATGCAGGTCTGCGCCCGGCCAGTGTTCGAATTACTCTCCCACGCGCCATTGGTGGCGTGCGCTTCTGGCCACGGCTTGACCTTCTTCGCTTGGACAGGGATAGGGGGGTTGCTCACGGCGTTCTCCAGGCCCACAACGGGCTCAGCTGAAAAGAGGGAAGGGCACAAGCCCATCCTAAGTGTGGCAGGGAATCCAGAATCCCAAACCTCTGAACTACGCTCAGGTGATCTAAGACGCCCGAGAAGAGGTGCCCGATGCACATACAAGAACTGCGTGCGCTGCTGGAAAAAGGCGTGACCCGCATCGTCTTCCTGAAAGCCGACAACAGCGAGCGCATCCTGCTCGCGACCCTTCACCCCTCCCGCATGCCACCCCCGCCACCGGTTGAAGCCGGCGCGAAACCGGGGCGTCCGATGCCCGCCGGCAACCTGCTGGTATGGGACACCGAAGCCCAGGCCTTGCGCAGCTTTTGCGTCGACCGCTTGCTGGAAGTGCCGGCACTCATTGAGGAACTTTGACATGAACGCAATGGAGATCCGCGAACAGGAACGCCGGCTCGCGGCGCTGACCTTTGACCAGTCGCCGTGCCGGGCTTTCCGGCTCTACCCGGAAGACGGCGACGACGATGAGTGGATCGACATCAAACCCGGCAAGGACGGGGAAGCCTTCCTGACCTACTGGATGCTCAACGAAGCCCGGCGCCGCTTGCAGCTGGTGGGCCTGTCCGAACTGGAGCCGGGTGTGTGGACCTTGGCGCTGCATTTCAGCGGCGATCGCTGGGCGTCCTACACCCTGCGCGCCGTGGCCTGTAGCAGCTGGTCGGGTGTGCTGTTCCCGCTGGCGGATATGGTGAAGAATCTGCCAGAGGGGGTGGTGCTGGACCCCGAAGAACTCGACTTCGCCCTGGAGCTGGAGACCGATCTGATCGGCCTGGCCCTGCCCGGGGCGAGCTGGACGGTGCTGTGGTTCCTCGCCAGCGAGTACAACGAATACGAAGTGGAACGGCTGGCCAAGAAGCTGGAGGACCCGTTTCAACGGGCGGCCTACTTGCAGGAACGGAGCCCGCTGACCGGACTGCCCCGGCCGGTCCTGACCTTGGAACACCCCAACGCGGTCCCGCTGGAACGCATTCAGTTCCTGCCGCCGCAACCCGGAATCACGGTCGACCCCGACCAAGCCACCAGCAAGCGCCTGTTCAAAGAACACTGGATCTTGCGACTGTTGAACCCACCTGAAAAGGATCACTGCCATGATGACCTCAAGTAATGTTCTAAGCCTCGCAACCTTCCGCGCCAAACGCGGTTTGCCCGAGGTGTTCCAGGACACCCGCACGCCGCTGGAAAAGATCCTCGCCTGCTACCTGCCCCCCACGAAGAACATGACCAAGGAAGCGGCGCTTCGACTGCTCGCCAGCGGCTGCGCCACCTCGATCGTGCGCTGGGCGGAAGACAACGGCTCGGCGGTGGATGACGCGGCGCGGTTCCAGTTCTTCGCCGCCGGCAGCCCGGCGCGGCTGGTGCTACAGATCCGCGTCAGCCGCGTCGGCCAGCCCAAGGGGCCATGGCAGGCGATGGAGTTTCACCTGGACGCCGACAGCAAGGCGCTGGTGCCGCAGGCGTATGTGCAGGGAGTGGCCGAAGTATTCAAACCCCTGCTCACGCTGCCGATGACCGGGTTTTACAGGCTACGCTGAAGGTATGCGACGGAGGATCACCGTCGCGCATACCAACAGGAAGCCATGATGACCAGAAAGCGCACGCCGTTAAGCGAGTGGTCGAAAGAGAACACTCAATTCCAGATCATCAAGACCGGGACGCTGGCCTTTGAGGCCGTGACCAGTACGAGCCGGGTCCGCGGTTCGATCGGCCAGCCGTCCACCGTCCTCTACGATTCGATCGCGTTGCGGTACAACCAGTGCGAACCGGGCGATCTGTTCCTGATGCGCCTGCCGAACAACCCGGCGCTGTACAACATGCGCAAGCATTTCAAGGCCCGCGGGCTGGCGGAAACGGACTACCGCGTGTTCCGTCCGTTGTGCGATGAGACGGGCGCGCACTTCAAACCCAGCAAGCGCCCGTTGGCAGTTCAGCGCCTGACGGCCGCCCGCATGAACCCCCTGCAACCCTTCCCGCGAGAAGCCGCGGCGCTGGCAAAAGCCGCCGAGGAACGCGGCGTCGGTGCGTTCCTCGTGCAAGATGAAAACCCAGTAAAACCGGGGCCTGCAGACGAGTTTTCGGCAGGAAATGGGAACGTGGTTAATACTTGAGTCTTGAGGGTTAGCGTGCGAGTGACCGGCCCAAGCGAAAGGCTGGCACTCGAATTTTATCGCCCGGGAAACCGGGCGTTTTTTTCCCTCGACCGTCTGTGCAGGGCACATTGTCCTCCCGTTTTGGGGGGTTGACCGGGGCGCTTAATGAATCCGCATTATCTTCCAACGACCGGCGAAAAATTGACTGACGACGAACGCCTTTTGTTCATCCGTCACATCATCGAAAAGCACAACCTCACCCATGTCGACCTGGCTCGGTTCACCGGCTATGCCCGTGACAGCGTGTCCGGTTGGCTCACGGAAAAGACCTCACCACGCTATCGCGCCGTGCCTGTCCGGGCGTTCGACCGCCTGCTCGACCAATTGCAACTGGGCAAAGTCAAGGGCAGCAAGTAAAGCGGGGGCGGGGCCATGTATCACTACTATCAGCGTTCGGAACATGACGCCTGGTTTCTGCTCTCCAGTCAGGGTGAAGAGAACCCGGTGGAGCTGGCCAAGGCGCAGGGCGCGAAGAAACTGACCATCCTCGCCCTGAACCAGATGGTCAACGATGGTACCGAGGCCGAGCTGCCGCGCAACCGCGACAAGATCGGCTACCGTGGCCCGCTGTATTTCGACATCGACTGCAAGGATGACCTCGGCCAGGCCATCACCAGTGGTCAGGAACTGGTCGGCAAACTGACCCGCATGGGGGTGCCGAAAGGCTGCCTCGAAATCTTTCTGTCGGGCAGCAAGGGCCTGCACGTTCTGGTCAACGAAAGCCTGTTTGGTGCCCGCCGCTTCACCCTGCGCCTGCCGGAAATCTACAAGGAAATGGCCCGCGACCTGTTCGTGATCGGCCTCGACTATTCGGTGTACAGCAGCGGCCGGGGCAACAGTTTCCGCATCGTCAACCTGCAGCGCCATGACGGTAAGTACCGGGTGCCCGTCAGCCCCGAGGAACTGGCCGAACTGACCGTCGACCGCTACCGCGAGCTGGTCAAGGCGCCCCGGGCGGTGGAAGTCGACGACCCGCAGGGGCTGGTGGTGCATGAACTCAAGGCCATGTTTGAAGAGGCCAAGAAGCGCGTCAACGCCAAGCCGAAGCTGGTGATCATCGCGTCATCGGCCGACATGGAAGCGATCCGCGAACCGGTCCCGACCTGCATCCAGATGCTGTGCGACAGCGATTCGTTGAAGGCCGATGCGTCCTACAACCAGGCCGCCACCCAGTTGGCCGCGTACATCGTGCGCGCCGGGGTGTCGCAGACGGTGAGCGAAAGCCTGGCGGCGCGGCTGGCCAGCAGCGCCAAGTCGAGCAAGTACAACACCGCCAAGTTGCGCCGCGATCACATCGAGGCGCAGATCCGTTACGTCGAACACACGCCGACGTTCAGCTTTGGCTGCAACGCGATCCGCGCCCTGCTCAGCAAGCGCCCGTGTGAAGGCTGCGCGATCGAGGCCGGGGCGAACAAGGGCGGCGATCAGGACGCCGGCCTGTGTGCCTTGGTTGAACCGGACGGCTATTACATCCGCCTGGGGGACGGCAAGCGGCGCATCAGCAACTTCACCCTGTCGCCGATCGATGTGTTCATTGACGTGCCGCAGGACGGCACCGCCCCGCGCCGGGTCGGCACGCGGATGGCGGTGATGAAGGACGGCAACGAGCTGTCCAAGATCATTTTCAAAGAAGCGGCCTTCGCCAGCCGCTCGGCGTTTCTGAAAGAGCTGGAAGGCCTCACTGACCTGACGTTTCAGGGGTCCGATCTGGAGATTCAGAAAATCAAACTCGCAATTTTCCGGGAGGCTCAGGACGTGGGAGAAATTTTCCAGGTCTACACCGCCGGGGTCCACATGGACTTCGTCGATGACATCCCGCTGTTCACCTATGTCGAACCTGATATGTCGGTGAACACGGTCAAGGTGCGCGGCACCCACCAGTTCCTCGGCAACCTGGTGGCCCGTCCTTACTTTGCGCACACCACCATGCCCGAGCGCGCCGATCAGACCGTGGACAATGTGTTGGACAACCTGCTCAGGATTAACCAGCGACACGAAATGGGCATGCTGATTGGCTGGAGCATCGCGGCGCATTTTAAGACGCACCTGATGTACCTCTACAGCCAGTTTCCTGTGCTCGCCCTGTGGGGCAGCGCCGGTTCCGGCAAGTCGAAGACGGCGGGCTTGATCACCTGGCTCAACGGCACCGACTACATGCTCAAGGACTCCGGGGTTAGCGCCCCGTCGACCTCGCCCTACGGCATGCTGGATTACCTGTCGAGCACCACCACGGTTCCCCGGATCATTGAAGAATTCAACAAGTCCAAGATGAGCAGCCATGCCTACAAGGACGTGGGCGAGCGGATCAAGCAGGCCTGGAACGCTGAGTCGACCTTGAAAGGAAAGCTCGGCCGGGGCATGGGCCGCACCGGCGCCGAAGCGGTGGCCATCCCGCTGTCCTCGCCGCTGGTGGTGATTTCGGAGCAAGAAATTGAAATCCCGGCGATCCAGGAACGCAGCATCCGCGTCCACCTGACCAAACAGAAGCGTGGCAAATGCCGCGAGCCGTTCTTTCTGGCCAGCGAAGGGCGCCAGCACCTGCGCCGGCTCGGCAAGGCCGTGATGGCCAAGGCGCTGACCACCACGCCCGAGGAAATCGAAGCGCTGATGACCAAGGCGTCGGGCCTGCTGCCCAAGGACATGGACGATCGCCCACGCTACTCGCAGCAGGTGGTGCTGGTCGGGCTGTGGCAGTTGCAGGCGGTGTGTGAAGAACTGCACCTGTTCCAGTCACTGAAGACGCTGGAGCCAATCATTGACGTGGTGATCGGCCGCTTCGATGCCCCGGACCAAGGTTACGTGCAGAGCGAAATCGACCTGGTGCTGCAAAAGCTCGCGATCATCGTGGCCATTTCACGCAGCGTGCAGGAAGCGGGGCAGGGCTATGTGCATCTGGTTGAGGGCCTACACTACTCGGTAACCCCGGAGTACCTGATCCTCGACCCGGTGCTGGGCCATGCCGCCTACACCCGCTTCTGTACCGTCGAGGAACGCACCGCGCCAGTGATCAGCAGCGGGGCGCAGTTCACCAAGTTGATCAACGAAGAACCCTATTTCATCAAGTACGCGCCATTCGCCGGGTTAGGTGGTGGCCGTCCGATGCTCTACCTGTCGCTCAAAGAAATGCAGGGGAAGAACATCGACACCAGCCTGCTCGGCTGGGAGGGTGGGTATGACCGCTCCTACACTAGCTGAATACTTTCAGCGCGCCGGCATCGAACGCTACCCATCGTTCGCCCCGTTCGTGCAGCTCAAGCACACCCCGTTCCAGTCGCAGGTCGAAGGCCTGAGCCTGTGCGTACATTACCAGTGGTTCGGTCTGCTCGATGAGACCGGCGCCGGCAAGTCGATCCCCGTGGTGGGTGCGGCCCTGCACTACATCGGCCTGGGCAACAAGGTCGTGGTGCTGACGCTGGCCACCCTGATCTACCAGTTCGCCGAGTCCGTGATCGAAGAGTTTCAGGGCGTCGACAAGTACGTGCGCGTCCATGTGCTGGATGAACCGCCGGCCAAGCGCGCCAAGCTGATCGAGAAGTGGGACAACGAAGGTTGGCCAGAAATGATGGTCATGAGCTACGAGCTGTTTGGCCACCAGAAACTGTGCAAGATCCTCAAGGAAAAGGGCTACGACGTACTGATCACGGACGAAAGCCAGAAGTGGAAGTCACCGGAAAGCACGCTGGCCAAACGCATTGGCGAGTACGTCGGCAACCCGGCGCAGCCGGACACCGCGTTCTTTCCCATGACCGGCACGCCGATGCACACCTACATGAGTGACTGCTACACCCTGCTCACCTTCATGAGCCCGGGGGCGTACCTGTCCTACGACCACTTCTGTCGCCGGCACTGCCGCTACAAGCTGATCCGCTTGAAGGTGCCCAAGATCACCAGCGGTGGCAAACGCATCAGCCGGGTCAAGGAACTGGTGGGCTACCAGCGGCACGCCGAGTTGTCGGCCAACCTGTATGCCCGCTGCCGGCGTGTGCTGAAAAGCCAGATCCCGGAACTGCGCGACCTGAAGGAGCCGATCATTACCGAAGTGCCGGTCAGGCTGAGCCCGGCGCACCGCGAGGCGTACCGCAAACTCACCATCGAACGCTTCATCGACTACGGCGACGGCACCATCCTCTCTGCCCTGCAGGAGCAGGAGCTGCGCCAGAAGGTGTTGCAGATTGTCACCTGCCCGGAACTGTTCCTGCCCGAAGGCGCCAAGATCGACAACCAGGTGCTCGCCACCTGCCGCGACTTGGCCGAGGCGCACGTCACCGATTCCAAGGTGATCCTGTTCGTGAATTTCAAGGAGACCGTGGCGCGCTATGCCGAGTTCTTTGCGGACATGAACCCGGCGACCATGAACGGGGCTCTGTCCGCGACCCAGCGCCAGGCGATGACCGAGAAGTTCCTGCACGACCCGACCTGCCGGCTGCTGGTGGCCAACCCACGATCCGCCGGGGCGGGCTTCAACTTTCAAGGGGTCAGTCACACGGTGATCTTTGCCGAACCGACCGGCTCCCCGGGGGAATTCAAGCAGGCGATGGACCGGGTCGTCAGACCGGGCCAGCTCTGGCAGTGCAACATCTACGTGTTGAAGGCGCTGGAAACCCTAGCGCCCAACGCCATCCGCAACATGCTCAAGCGTGACGGGGACATCGGGCAAGTGACCCTCGATCCTCGCACCCTGCGCCACTTTTACAACGTCGCATAAGACGACGGCACGAATTCCGGGAGACCGGGATAACAAGCGGCGGTAACAGCCGCAATTTGAATGACATTTTGAAGTTCAAAGACTAGGGGAATGACAATGCCACTGATCAAAGATGGTAGCGCCGTAAGCAAGGACGCGGTGGAAACCGCAGAAGCGAGCGCCGCACAAAACTCCGAAACCCTGCAGGAAGAGGCCTCCGTGTTGGATGAGCCGGCTGTCCTGGACCCTGAACCGGCTGCGCAGCCTGCGGCTCAACCCACCTCTACCTCCACCGCTGTCGCCCCTCGCGCCGATGCGCCTGCGGCTCGCAGCAATGGCAGCCAGATGAAAGCCATGCAGGAAATGGAAGACGCCGGTTTTGGTGGCGGTCACATTGACTTCACGTCTTTCACCAACATCGTTTTGAAAGACGGTGAGTTCCAACTGGTCGGCACCACTAAGTCGTTCTCCGCGACCGAAGGGTTTACCGGCACCATCCTGCAGGGTCGCGCCAAATGGGCGATGCGTGTGGGCAACGACGACGACGCCGACGTGTGCTTCGCGTACTCCAAGGCGGAATTCAACGACGTTGAAACCGAATCCGGGGCCAAGGTGGCCGAGTGGCGTGCGGAAAACCTGAAGCCTGAGCTGAAGGAATACGCCGAACTCTTTGTCATGGTCGACAAGATTCACGCCAGTGAATGCAAGGAGCTGGAAGGTGACGCCGTGGTTGTGCAGGTGTCGCCGATGTCGATCGGCAGGTGGGCGGGCTACAAGTTCAAGATGCAGAGCCGCACTGGCTGCCTCCCGAACGGCTACAAAACCCTGTTCATCCGTGGCGAAAAGGTCACGGCCGCCAAGTTTCCGTTCTACCCATGGGATTTCAAGTTTGTTGAATTGAACGCCTAAGCCTCACGGCTAGCTGTGGTTTGCCGGCGGGTTCGCGCCCGCCGGCACTCTCTCTTGTCGTCCGAGGAATGGGGTGCAACGTGAAACTGAATGGACTTGCTCTGCTCGATGTGCGCGGCTTGCTGCTGCACGCCTACCACCGGGGCACTGACCCCGATGCCAAACTCAGCCCCCTGACTGACAAGCCGGTGAACTCTGCCGGCTACGGTTTGCGTGGGTTCCTGGACACCTACATCATTCCCCTGCTGTCTGATTTCTCCCCCCTCAACATCATTGCGGTGTGGGATGGGGGCAACACCTTCCGCGAGAGCCTGTTCGCGAACTACAAGGCCAAGCGCCACGCCGAGGAAAAAGACCCGGCGGTCGAAGCCCAGCTGAAAAAGATGTTCGACATGGCCAAGGCGCTGCTGGCCTATGCCGGCGCCTTCAACGTGCGCGTCGAAGGCGTGGAAGCGGACGACGTGATCGGCGCCTTCTGCCTGCACTTCCCTGAAGTGCTCAAGCTGGTTCACACCGTGGACCGCGACCTGACCCAACTCAACGACGACAACACCACCGTGCTGGTGAAGGCTCTGCCGGCGGACGATTTCGAAGGCTACCCAACCCGCTACGTGCGGATCTACAAGTCCCTGGTGGGGGACAAGACCGACGAATACGGCGGCGTGCCGCAGGTCGGGCCGGTGGCGTTCAAGTTCCTGGTCGACACCTACGGCTGGGACGGCATCGAGCAGCTGGAAGCCTGTGTGGCCAGCAACGACTACACCTTTCTGCTGGAAGCGTGCGAAGCCACCAGCTGCAAGGTGCTGCGCAAAATCTACGAGAGCCGCAGCACCTGGCGCCTGATGTACACCCTGGCGGGGCTGCACCCGGAACTGCTGTATGGCGCGCAGGGCCGCACGATCATCCGCCCGGAGTGGTACGTGCGCCTACCGGACGCGACCAAGGTGCTGGACCTGCTGACCATCGCAGGTGACCCGAGCCTGTTCGAACACTTCGCCCCGCACATGCCGACCATGACCCTGGTGACGCCGGAGAACTGGCCGCAGGTGCATGCCGCCTACGTTGAAGGGCTGCGCGACACCCCGCTGGCCAGCTTCGACTATGAAACCTACGACAGCCTTGGCCACGACTGGTCGGCCGCCCTGCCGGACAGCTCCCGCGGCTACGTCGACGTGCTGTCGCAGCGCCTGACCGGGGGGTCTTTCACCTACGGCAGCAACCTGCAACACACCTTCTACCTCCCGGTGCTGCACAAGAACACGGCCAACCTGGACAAGGCGCGGCTGGTGGATCTGCTGCTCGACATCGAAGAGGCGCGGGTTGATTTCGTCGCACACAACGCGAGGTTCGAAGCGTTGGTGACCAAGCTGACGCTGAACTTCCAGCTGGAGGGGCCGATCTGTACGCAGATGCTCGGCACCTACGTCGACGAAAACCTGGAGCAGGGCTTGAAGGCCCACGCCCGGCACTGGCTGAAGTACGACCAGGTCGAGTACAAGGAGCTGCTGGCCCAGCACGGCGCCCGGGACATGCGCGACCTCACTGGCGAGCAGGTGACCCACTACGCCTGTGATGACGCCTTCGTCGCGGCGCGGCTGGCGGTGCTGTTCTTCCTGATCCTCAAGCTGGAACAGCAGTGGGACTTCGCCTACAACGAGGACCGCTACACCCTGCACCCGTTCAACGACAGCTTTGAAACCGGCGTGCAGCTCGACTACGCCCGCCTGGACGAACTGGCCGCTGCCGATGCCGAGGTGGTCAAGAACAACACCGAACGGTTGCACAGCCTGCTGGCTGAGCATTGCAACCAGATCAGCGACATCGGCGCTGAGGGCTTGAAGAAGGCTGAGGGCGACAACCTGCTCCGGCTGTTCATCCACGACAAGCTGAACCGCTCGCAGGCACAGGCCAAGGTGGCCGAGGCCTATGAGCGCTGGCGGCTGGGTTCGGTGTACGTCCCCTACACCGAGACCTTTACCCCGGCCGAGTTCATCGCCACGGAGAAGGGATTCACCCGCGTGGCCGAGAAGGTCGGGCTGCCGATCGTGATGGAAAGCGTCAGCGGCAAGGGCGTCACCGCCTGGCTGATGACCAGCCAGCACCACCTGAAACAGCACGGCAGTACCGACCCGCGTGCCCGCATGCTGGTCGAGCTGGTGCAGGCCGCTGCCGGCGAGATTCGCAAGCGCGAGGGCGAGGCGTTCCTGACCTTGAAGCGGTTCATTGAAACCGAAGTGCTGCACCTGGACGGCGTGCGCGTGATCGAGGGCGACGAACTCAACCTCAACAGCCCCAAGCAAATGCAGATGCTGCTGTACTGCAAGTTGCAATTGCCGGTGCGCCTGCGCACCTTCCCGCAGAAGGGCAGCCGGCGGGATGAACTCGGCCTGGAAGGCAACCCCTCGACCAACGAGGACGCGATGTTGGCCGCGATGGCCGAGGACTGCCCCGAGGGCGATTGGCGCCGCGAGGTGTTGCAGCTGCTGATCGGCACCAAAGAGTGCATGACCCGCCAGTCCCTGTACTACGCCAAGTATCCGCACTGGCGGCACCCGAGCACTGGCGTGGTCCACCCTGGCACCCGCAACAATGGCACCAAGACCCGCCGCCCGGCCGGCTCCAGCCTAAACATCCTCGCCGTGAGCAAAGGCCCGCTGCGCTCGATCTTTCTGCCCCGGTACAAAGGGCATGTGATCGTCTCGCTGGACTTCTCCGGGCAGGAACTGCGCATCACGGGCAGCGAGGCAAAAGACCCGGTGCTGATTCAGGCCTACACCAGCCTGCCGAGCTACCTCGACGACGACGGCATGCTGCGCGCACGCTTCCAGGACATTCACTCGGTCACCGGCTGCACCTTCGCCGCCAAGGTGCTGGAGCAGCAGCTGGGCGGCGACATCCTCAAGCGCCTGAGTTTCAACAGCGCCGGCACCATGGACTACGAACAGTTTGTCAGCCTGTTGAAGGAAGGCGAGCACCTGTATGAGTTGGCCGGCGACCAGGCTCTGCCGCTGGGCAAGGCCATCATCAAGATCCGCAAGATGGCCAAGACCGTGAACTTCCTGATCATCTACGGTGGCCAGGCGTTCTCGATGGGCATGAAACTGGGTATCCCGGAAAGGGCCGCCCAGCAGATCATCGACGGCGTGTTCGCCGGCTACCCACGGCTCGGCCCGTGGCAGCAGGAAACCATCGCCGAAGCCCGGCGGCAAGGCTACATCACCACGGCGTTTGGCACCCGCAAGCACTGCGACCCCAACATTCTCAGCCGTGACGGCTCGCTGCGTTCGCGTGCCGAACGGCAGACGGTCAACCACAAGGTGCAGGGCTGCGCCGCCGACATCCTGAAAAAGGCCCTGACCAAGGCCCACCACACCCGTCTGTACGAAGAAACCCGCGCCCACCTGATCGCTCCGGTCTACGACGAGCTGACCAACAGCGTGCCGATCGACAACGTGTTTGAGTTCGTCGAGCGCGCCCAGGACTGCATGAACATCACCCCGCCAGGGCATGCGATTCCGATGCTGGCCGAGGTGTCGATCGGCCGGAACTGGGAAGACGCCAGCAAAAACGAACTGGGGGATCGACCGTCGCAACGCAAGGTTGAGGCGCTGTTCGACAAGTGGGCCAAAGAGGGGTTGGTAGCATGATCCAGTTAAACAGTGACCAACGCGGCGGCGTCGACCGCATGCTGGAGTTTGCCGAAAGCGACGATCCGTTCTTCCTGCTCGATGGTCGCGCCGGCACCGGCAAGTCCACCAGCGCGCAGACCTTCGCCCGCGAGACGGACCAGAGCGTGGTGTTCACCGCGCCGACCAACAAGGCGACCAAGGTGCTCAAGCAGATGTGCGAGACCGAGCTGCAGGGGCTGGTCCCGTGCCGCACGATCTACTCCCTGCTCGGCCTGCGGATGGACAACAGCGGGGAAGTGCGCAAGGTGCGCGCCGCCGACGCCTTCAATCAGGCCCGCAACTACCAGGTGGTGGTGGTCGATGAAGGCTCGATGGCGAACTCGGGGCTGATGTACCACATCGAGCGCACCGCGAAGAACGAAGGCGTCAAGTTCCTGTTCATGGCCGACATCACCCAACTGCCCCCAGTGGGGGAAGAACGGTCGCTGGTGTTCGACATCGAGAACCGCTGGCAGCTGGACAAGGTCGAGCGTCACGACAACCAGATCCTGACCTTCGCCACGCACATGCGCGACTGCATCCTGCACGGCGAGGCCCTTAACCTGTTCAGCGCCAACGACGACCGCGGCGGGGTGTACCTGCTCGACTACAAGCGCCTGCGGGCCAAGGCGGTCGATGCGTTCAACAGCGACAGCTACCGCGCCGATCCGGGCTCGATCAAGGTGATCGCGTGGCGCAACGACACCGTGGCCATGTACAACGGCCTGATCCGCGATGCCATGTACGGCGCCAAGCTGGCCGCCGAGGCACCGTTCCAGCCGGGCGAACTAGTGGTGGTGTGCCAGCCGATCATGTCCGCCGATGGCAAAGAGACGCTGATGACCACCGACGAAGAGGGCACGGTGTTCTCCATCGACGTGCAGCAGCACCCGATGTTCAGCGAGCTGACTTGCTACCGGGTCGAAGTCCGCCCGGAAATGGAAGCGCACATGCTGGTGACCTGCTGGGTCATCCACCCCAGTTCCGAACGGGCCTACAAGCGCCTGCTCAACGAACTGTCGGAGCGCGCCAAGACCGGCAGCGGGGGCTGGCCAGCCTTCTGGAAGGCCAAGGAAGTCATCCATGACGTGCGCCCCAGTCACGCCATCACCGCGCACCGCGCACAGGGGTCGACCTACGAGAGTGTGTTTGTGGACTCGGCCGACATCCTGCTCAACCGCAACTACATCGAATCCTTGCAGGCGCTGAACGTGGCCTGCACCCGTCCACGTCGCATTCTGGCGATCAGCAAATGAAAACTCCCCAAGAGAAAGGCAAGGAGTTCGAAGAACAGTTTCGGCTGTTCCTCAAGGAGCTGATGCAGAAACACCCACTGGCCAGCGCCCGGTTCTATGACACGCACTCGGCCGGCACCTACCTGCCGGACCAGCCGGGCGACCTCATCGCCTGCTTCAGGGGGATCTGTCACCTGTTCGAACTCAAGTCGAGCGAGGTGCATAGCAGCCTGACCGGTGGGCTGTCCAAGCTGCTGGCCAACCACCAGGCCACCCACCTGAAAATCTGGGCGCGAGCCGGCGCCAGTACCCACGTTTTGTTTTGGCAGCAGAGCACCGGGGTGATCGAACTGTGGGACGGGGACGCCGTCGCGCACGTCCGCCACGCCCCTCACATGCGCCTCAAGGCCGATGGGATCTGCGACAGCTTCCCGGACTTTGAAGCGTTCAAGGCTGCCTTTACCGCCTCGCTTTTGCACAACCCGCGGTACACCGCGAAGAAGGTATTCCGATGACCGACATCCTTGTCTTCACCGACCCGCACCTGGGCAAGAATCTGGTGTCCCACACCACCCTGGACAGCCGCCGCCGGTTACGGGATGGGATCTACCAGCACAACAGCGGGCTGCTCGATCGCTTCCCGCACGCGATCAAGACCTGCCTGGGCGACCTGTTCGACCGCTTCACCAACCCGGAAGACGTGATCTGGCAGGGGATGAGCCTGGCCGAGCGGGTGGACTACATCATGGCTGGCAACCACGACCTGGTGAACGACCGGGGCCGCCTCGGCACCCTGCAGCTGATGGACAAGGCCCGGCCGGGGGTGATCCAACTCACGCCGTTCGGCGAGGCCCGGGGCTTCCTGCATGACGTGCGCCCCGGGGTGTCCTTCCTGTTCATCCCGCACCACAGCACCGACGATCTGTTCCATGAATCGCTGGCCGCCGCCGAGAACTGGGTGCGCGGCAAGGTGCCCGGGACCACAGCCTACCTGTGTGTTCACTGCAACTACGACTCCGGCTTTGCCACCGACGACACCGCGCTGTCACTCAGCCGCAAGCAGGCCAAGCAGCTGCTCGATGCCGGCTTCGATTACATTCTGGTCGGCCACGACCACCACCCCCGGGAAGACTGGGACGGCCGCGTGGTGATCCTCGGCAACACCCACCCGACCGGCTTCGGCGACATCACCGACAAGCGCGTGATGCTGATCCGCCCGGACGGCAAGCACGAATTCCACCAAGTGTGGTACCGCGACTCTGGCTACCTGCACCTGGACGTGAACGATCTGGTGGCGCCGGACTTCGACTTTGACGAAGACCGGGGCGCGCAGTTCATCGAAATCAGCGGCGAGTTGCAGGCCAGCCAGGTGATGGATCTGGCCCGTGCCGTGCGCAAGATTTGGCAGAGCTGGGCACCGCTGGCCGTGCGCAACACCGCCGAGGTGATCAAGCCAGGCACCGGCGAGACGCTGGCCGACCACGACTTTCACCAGCTGGACATGCAGATCCGCGCCGAGCTGATTAAACGCCCGGAGCTGGTCGAGCTGTTTGACGCCTTTTGGGCCGAGACCGCGCCCGCCATGCAGGAAGAGGAAGCGTGATGGTACTGGAAATCAAGCTGCTCAAGACCGAAGCAGAGCGTGTTGAGGCGCCACCGGGTCGGATCGTCCTTTTGAACGGCGTGCGATACATGGTCTATGGCGTGGCGCACGGAGCCGGGACAAGTCGCCAAGGCGAGGTAGTCGTCTTTGCCGATATGGACACAGGCCGAATGTTCTACCGGACCCTCGCAAACTTCGCCGACCAGATGGCGTGGAACGTGGTTAAGCAAGAAGGGGAAGCGTGATGAAAATCGACATCATCAGTGGCCCACGGGCCAGCGGCAAAACCACCAAACTGCGCCAACTCACCGAGGCCTACAAGGCGGACGGCAAGGCGGTGCTGGACATCGGCCCGCACGCGACCCTGGCCTACATCCGCCGCCGGATTGTGCTGGCCAGCCTGCAGGGCTACACCGCGGTGACGCTCGATGACTGCAACGCCGACACGCTGAAACGCCTGCGCCGGGCGATCAAGGAAATCGGTGAACGCATGGACATCGACATGACCATCCACGTCGTGGAGGCCGCGTAAATGTTAGAGCGCCTGGAACTCAACAACTTCAAGAAGCATGAGCACCTGGTGCTGGACTTCACCGCTGGGTTGAATGGGGTGACAGGGCCGAACTACCGGGGCAAAACGACCGTGCTGTACGGGATTCTGTACTGCTTGGGCGGGGCGCGACTGGTCCCCGGTTCACGCCTGCAGACCCGGGGCACCAACAGCGGGTTCAAACAATCGCTGTGGCTGACCTTCGGCAACATCGGCCGGTACCGGATCGATCGCACCAAGACCGGCGCCACCTTGACCGAGCTGTGCCCGGACGGCACGGAACAGCCGGTGGCCACCGGCACCACGCCGGTGAATCAGGCGATCGCCCGCCTGCTGGGCATGCCGCTCAAGCGTTTCGCGCAGATCAAGTACGCCAAACAGCGCAAGGCCAGCGCCCTGCTGGAAGTGGGCAGCACCGAGTTGTTCAAGATCATCACCGAGCTGACCGGGCTGGAGCGGGTCAGTCAGGTGATGGAGCGGGTAGGGGGACAGCTCAAGGCCTGGAAGCTGCTGCAGGATGAATCGATCCTGACCGACATCGATGAGCAACAGGTGCAGGTGATGAACTGGCTGGGTGAGGAAACCCAGCTGGCCATCGACCTGGCGCAGCTGAACAGCGAGTTGACCGAGGCGAAGGCTCACCGCACCACCAGCGAAGCCCACGAACGCCGCCTGTCTCAGGCGCAAACCGCCGTGTTCGGCGCCGTGACTACGCTGCGCCAGGCCGAGCGGGAGGCCACGGCCAGCACGACGGCGCTGGAAGAAGCCCAGCAGCGCCTCGCCGAGTTTCGTGGACACCCCCTGAACACCGAAACCCTGGTCGACATGGAACTGCGACTCAAGGATCTGCGCGAGCAGGTCGCAGAGGGCAAGCAGGTGCGCTACCGGGTCAAGTCGTTGCAGCAGGATCTGGAGTCCGCCCAGCTGGAGTTGCAGGCAGCCGTCAGGAAGGCCGCGCCCCTGCGCGACGACCTCAAAGAGCTGCACCGCGAGGACGAAGTGGATCTGGACGCCCTGCATGCGGCTGCCACGCAGGCCGAGGTCAGCAAACAAACCGCCGGGGAGAAGCTGGAAGCGCTGATCGAGGCCGGCAAGGATGGCGTGTGCGGTGGGTGTCAACGGCCGTTTGACGCCTTCAACCCGCACGACCACGCCGCGCAGGTGCGCGAGCAGCAAGAGACCTGGCGCGAGAAAATGGCGGCGGCGCAGCTGGCCAAAGACGCCTTGCAGGCCGAGAACCTTTACCGCAGCAACCGGACCCAGGCCGAGGACGCTTTGCGTCAGGCCGAAAGCGCCGTCCACACCCATCAGCGAGTCTGCAACCGCCTGAGCGACCAGCTCGATCAGGCGACCCGGGATTCCCTGTCGCTGCCACCCACGGAGGCGATGACTCCGCAGATCGAGGCGCTGGACGCGCAGATCAGCACCGGCCGGCAGGACGCCCACCGCCAAGCCACGCTGCGTCAGGCGCTGGCCGTGGCCGAGAGCAATGCCACGCAGCGCAATCAGTGGCTGGCCAATGCCCAAAACGAACTGCACCAGACCGAAATCCAGCACCAGGTGGAAGGGGTCGACCTGCCCACCGCGCTGCGCACGCAGCGCGAGAAGGTCGACGCCTGTGATGGCCAGATCCGCCGCCTGCAGGAGCAAATCGGGGTGCTGTCCAACCTCAAGCACGGCTTGCACGAACAGCGGGTCGCGCTGGAACGCACGCTGGCCACCGTGGTCGAGCGCAATCGCCAGCACGAACAGGCGGCGCAGAAGGTCGGCCTGCTCACCGAACTGCTGGGGCACATCCGCAGCAACCGCGATCGCTACAGCAAGCAGGTGTGGGACGTGTTCATGGCCAGCGCCTCGATGTTCGCCAGCAACGCCACCGGTGGGGTCATCGAGTCGATCAGCCGCGGCGAAGACGGCGCCTTCACCTTCGTCGAGGACGGTTTCGAAATGGAACAGGCCGAAGCCTCGGGCGCCCAGCTGGCGATCATCGGCACCGCCGTGCAACTGGCGCTCGATGCCGCTGCGCTGTCGCCGCTGAACCTGGTGCTGATGGATGAACCCACCGCCGACATGGACCCGGAGCGCGCTCTGGCCTTCAGCACCCTGCTCGCCGGCAGCGGCAAACAGGTGGTGATGGTGACGCACCGGGAAATGGACGGCACCGTATTCGACAACACGCTGGAGATTTGACCATGACCGATGCCGCCGATGCCGCCGGGGACGAACAGGAACTGATCGAGGACTTACTGCTGCGCCAGCACCGGGCAGCCGCCGCCAGGCACCAGAAGGCGATGGCGACGTGTACTGGGGAGTGTCTGAACTGCGAGGCGCCCATCACGGAAGGGCGCTATTGCGATGTGGACTGTCGCCTGGACCACGAACGCCGCGTTACATCGCAACTACGGCGGTGAAGTAGCCCGGCGGTACAAAATCCTCGGCGCTCAGGCCGAGGGCTGCTTTGCGTTTGTTGTAGTAGCGCCAGCCGAAGGCCCGCACGGTGGCATACACCGCGTAACGGGTGGCCCTGTCCATGCCCCGGGCTTCCATGGCCTCCAGAAAGATCGCGTCGGCCTCGGCCCGGCTGTAACGCTGCGAGCAATACAGCCAGTCATGCAGCACCGCCGGGGCACGCAGCAGCCCGTTGACGTTGAACACCCCACGAAACGGGCGCGGGATCGACGCCAAGTCGGTGATAAAGCCCCGGGGCGCAATGATCTTGTCGCCGTTGCGCAGCCCGATCAGCGGGTCAGTCACGACCCACTCATCCGGCACCGGCACCCCGCGTGGGGTGTACTCCTGCAAGTTGAGCAGGCTGATGAACTGGAAGGCGCTCATGATTTGTCGACCTTGTCTTCCAGCACCTTGGCTACCACGTCCTCGATCACCTCGCTCGACTTGCGCTCATCGCGAAAGATCAGGATCAGCGCGATGACCAGAGCGACCCCCGCCGCCGCCTGCTCCACCGGCACCCCGAGGTAGGCCGACAGGGAGCCGAAGCCCAAGGCCAGCCCCTGCCAGGTCGACGGCTGATGCAGGTAGCGCACCAGCAGATTCAACAGTTCTTGTCGTGCTTCAGGATTGCCCATACCCACCCCCCCGTTGGTTCGCCCCAGTCTTTCCCGACTTCAACATCATTTCGATCACCGCCTGCTGCACCTGCAGGGACCGGATCTTGTCGTTGAGCTTTTCCAGCTCACTCTGCAACTGTTCCCGCGACGTGTAGTCCTTGGTCAGGGAAGCGATCGCCAGCTTGGCTGCCGCCTGTTCGTTCTCGATTGATTCCAGCTTCTGGTTGGTGGTCGCCATGTGCAGCGCGAGTGTGGGGGCTTGCTTGACCAGGTCCTGAATGCTGCTCAGGAACCCGACCAAAATGGCGACACACAGCGCACTGCACACGGCCGTGACAACCCGGGCCAGTCGCGAATACCCCGCTCGGCGTTCTTCAATTGTCATAGGCACTCCCCTTTGGTCACATCAACACAATCATTCGAGGTTGCTGGGTCACGGCAACGGCTGTACTGAAGGCGACTTCGACCACCATCTGGCTGAGCCGGCCGGCGATCGGGGCGCTGATCGCCACTTCGGTGACCATTTGCGACACCCTGGCCTGGGCGACGGTATGCAAGGCAACCTCGGAAACTACCTGCGAAATCCTGGCAGGGGCCACAGTGGCAAGGGCGGCCTCGCTGACCACCTGCGATACGCTGACCGTGTCTGCGGTATTGGTGGTTAGCGGTGCGGTGTCGCCGTTGGTGCCGACGCTGAACCAGTCAATGTCGCGGGTGCCGGTCGGGTTGTTGTTGCCGATCCCGACCCAGCCGGCGGCCGATACGGCGGAATCGGTGGCGGTGACGCTCCAGGTGGTCGGCTCAACCTGCCCGTCTTTCCAGACCCGTGCCTGCAAAGTGGTGCTATTGACGCGAAAACGGATGTAGTACCAGGTGTTCGCGACAGGGATGAAAGAAACGGCGGTGCCCAGGAGGGAGTTGACGCCCGCCACGAATTTTTGCAGCTGGTAGGTCTGACCGCTGGTGTCGAACTTGAGGCTGTAACCGTTCTCGGCAGCCGCTGCACCTGACCCCCTAACGGTGGGGAACGGCAGTTCGACCGAACTGCCGCTGGGCCGCACCCGCGCCAGAATCTCGACGTTGGCCCGGTTGGCGTCCGCGTCGATCGAGTCCCAGGTCACCAGGTGCCTGGCGGTGCCGGTGCCGGTGTTCTCCAGCACCTTGCCGCCTTCGGTGCTGGCCTTACTGCGCGTCAGCCAGTTGGTGGTTGTGGTGACCCAGCGCGCGGTCCAGTCGGACGGCTGCACATCCGCCGTATACGAGTCGAAGCTGGTCGAGTAGGTGGTCATGGGTTAGAGGTCCGCCGAGATCCGCACACCAAACTCGGCGGCGTTCAGGTTGGTCTGCGACCAGTCTGCCGAGGTATTAGGGTCTTGGTCCCACACTTTCATCGCGTACTTGCCGGTGGTAGACAGGGGCTGAGAGGCAGCGAACGCTTCCGTAGCCCCGGATTTAACGAATACGTCGACCCCCCGGAACCCGGCGTCCGCTTTGTAGGAGTAGGCCGACACCTGCACGGCTTTGATCGAGCCGGTTTCCGAGGCGTCCTGGAAGTTGTAGGAGTCCTTTTGCAGGGCGGTACTGGAACTGACGTAGTCCGTGGTGTTCGGCGTGGATTCGTCCACCAGGGTGTAGTGGGTCGTACCTGTACTGCACGTCATTGCTGAGTAGGTACCGTCGCCGTTGGGGTAGTAGGGTTTGACCTTAACGTCCCCGAGGAAGCCACCGGTGACTTCAGTAGCCGACGACTCAGTACGCACATACAAATCATCGAGGTTGACGGCTGAGCCGGCAGGGGAACGGAGCTGGAAATACTCGGCAGTCGCCACGCTGGAGGTCGCGCCTTTGGTATTGACCCCGGTTAAGGTGATGTCAGCCACGCCGTTGACCCGTACTTCCACTGCCCCCGCCGAAGCGTGGATGAACACCCGCATTTCAATGTAATACCAGGTGTTCGTGGCAAGCGCCGCAATGCCGGTCCCAAGCAAAGTTGCGACGTTTGCCGAGCTGGATGAGAACCCCCGCGCCCGCGCTACGCGAAGTTTTCCGTCACTGAAAACCCCGATCGCGAACTGCCCGTCGAAGTCCCCGCCGTCCACGTAATTTGCCAACGCAAAAAGACAGTCGCCCGAGTTGCCGAACCCCGCAGCGGTTGGGGCGTTGGTGAGTCGCACCGCGCACCCCATTACCACGTTGGCCGTTGGGGCACTCAAACGCTTGCTTACGCTGTTGGCCGAACTGGAGGAAATCCGCAGCGATTGCCCGCTGTTGCGAAAGTTGGTGGTGTCCATCGTGGTCGCTAATTGAGTGCCATCCCATTTAGCGGCAATATCCGCCGCCAAGTAATGGTCAAAACCGTCCATGAAATTCGTTACCCAAGCCATATCAGCGCACCCCTGCAATGGAAAATGAAAAGTCCGCGAGCGTGGCGTCGGCCGTGCCCGGTGCCTTGAACTGCAACGCATCGCCCACAGCCAGGCTAAAGGCCGAGGCGGCAATGAAGGTCGGCGCCGCACCGGCAGCGGCAAAGCGCACGGTGCCCACGGCGGTGACGGCGTGGCCGCTGGCGGCGATCTTGTTGACGGTGATGTCGGTCTGCGCGGTAGCGGCGATCAGGGCGATCCCGCTGGAGCCCGCCATGGCGGCGGCGAAGCTGATGGCGAACGGGGCGACGAACATGCCCAGCACCTGGTTGGCTGCCGGCACGCCGTTCCACGCCACGCCGATCACCGCCGGTTCGTCGTAGAACTCCAGGGCGTTGGCCGCCGCGTTGACCCGCAGCTTCTTGAGTGCCTGCCCGGAGAAGCTGGCGGGCACGTCGGTCAGGGCGACGAAGGTGGTCGCGCCGCTGGTGTCGGTGACGAACTCCAGCGCGGTCCCTGCCGAGTTGACCCGGACTTTCTTGAGCGCAGCGCCGGTGTAGTTGGCCGGTGCGTCTGACAGGGAGGTGAAGGCGGTGATGCCGGCCGGCACCGTGACAAATTCCAGCGCCGTGCCGGCACTGTTGACCTTGACGGTCTTGCTCGCGGCGCCGGTGTAGTTGACAGGCACGTCACTCAAGCCGGTGAAGGCGGTGACAGGGGCGGCCACCGTGACGAACTCCAGGCCCGAGGCGTCGGACTTGACCTTGACCGTCTTGCTGCCTTGCCCGGTGTAGCTGGTGGGCGCGTCCGTGAGCCCAATGAAACTGGTAGGGGTCGCCCCTGCCGAGAACTCGATACCGCTTTCGTCCCCCTTGACGGTCACCACCTTGAAGGCGGAACCGGCGTAGGAATCCGGGGTGTCGGTCAGGGCGAGCAGGGTGGTGGTGCTGAGCGGGGCGAACTCCAGCCCTGTCATCGCCGCGTTGACCCGGAGGAACTTCAGCGCCTGACTGGAATAGGCGTCCGGGGTGTCCGGCAGCTCCAGGAAGTTCGCCGGGCCGGTGCCTGTGGCGAACTCGACAGCGGTGCCGGCGGCGTTGACCCGCAGGACCTTGAGCGCCTGACTGGCGTAGCTGTCGGGCGTGTCGGTCAGGGCGAGCAGGGTCGACGGGGCCGCCGCGGCGCTGAATTCCAGCCCGCTTTCGTCACCCTTGACCGACACCAGGCGGAAGGCCTGGCCGGTGTAAGCGTTCGGGGTGTCGTTCAGCGCCAGGTAGCTGGACACCGGGCTGCCGAACTCAAGGCCGGTCTCTGCCAGGTTGACCACTGGCACCTTACCGGCTTGCCCGGTGTAGCTCGCCGGGGCGTCGGTGAGCCCGGTAAACACAGTGGGCGCGGCAGCACTGGAATACTCCAGACCGGATTCGTCGGCCTTGACCTTGACGATCTTGTTGGCTTGGCCAGAGTAGCTGGCCGGCACGTCGGACAAGCCGGTGAAGGCTGAGGCACCGCCACCGCCACCGGTGCCCGAGGCGATCGACACCACGTTGACCCCGTCACAGAACAGCGCGCCGTTGGTACCGGACGGCAGGGCCACGCCGGTACCGGACGCGGTCTTGACCGTCACCGCGAAGGAACCGGCGGTGTCGTTGTCGATGAAATACACCTTCGCCTTGGCCGGCACGATCAGGTTGCGCGCCGCCGTGGGGGTACCAGTCAGGCGGACCACCCCCTGTTCCATGGCTTCGGCGGTGGTCAAGGTCACGTCGGCGGTGGTGATGGCCTTGCTCAGCAGGGCACTAAAGGCTTTTTCCGTGGCCTCAATGCGCTTGTCCGGGCTGGCATAGGTCAGGCCCGAGTAGCCACTGCTGAGCAGGTCGAGCAGATCCTGGTAACCCGGGGCGTAGGTGGCCAGCTTGTTGACCGAGGTGAACGCCGTGCCGGACCACACCACCGAGTACAGCGCGGCCGCGCTGGAAGTGTCGCGGTACGGAATGCCGTCGATGCCCATGCGGATGTAGTAGGTGCCGGCAGCGGCGCCACTGAACGGAATCACCGTGGTGGTCGACTTGTACGCCATCTGCGCGGCGCTGGCACTCCAAAAGAAGCCAGGTTGCAGGGTCAGGTTGGTGCCTGACGTGCTGCTGGCGAACGAGTTCTCGCCGATCAGCGCCACGGCGATCGGGCCGAACATCGCCTTGCCGATGTTGAACAGGTTGGTCGGGCTGGCCGCCGCGCTGCTCAACGTGTCGACCGTGCCGGACATCACGTTGATCGCGGCTTCGATCGCGTCATAGTTGGCGTTGTGCTTGGGGATGTAGGCCGTTTCCCCTGTGGCCGCCAGGCGCTGCAAAGTAATAGTCATGCTTACCTCAGTTCGATCAGAACGCCGCCGCGGAAAATACCGGTCGCGCCATACGGCACGACCCCATAGCCACCGAAGGTGGCGAGTTCGTCGTAGCTCAGGGCGCGGGCAACCAGGCCGACTTCGACAGTGGTGCCGAGGTCGTAGGCGATCGGGCCAAAGTCAGGGTCGGGGATGTGTACGGGGGTGCGGGTGTACGTGCCGGGGCGGCGCTTCGACAGGCCGGTCACTTCCCAGCGCCCGGTCTCAGAGCGGCGCAGGCGCACGGCGGTACCGGCGTCGGCGTAGATCAGATCCCGGCTGTTGGCCGCGATCGGCACGTTGCGCAATGGCGCCACCACTTCATCCCCGGTGTTGCTGTCCAGCGACTTGAGGCCCACGTCGACATCGCAGCCGTAGGTCAGCGACAGGCCGTCAGTCACCAGCAGGGTCGGGCGGGTCAGGATGGAGCCGTCGATCTCCCTGATCGACTGGTCGATTTCGCCGCGGATGAGGTAAGTCAGTAAGCCGGCCATCAGACGCGGAACCCCTGCACCGAAAGCATGGCCGCCGACCCACGGGTCAGGTCGCGGGAGAACGTCAGCACGTACAGGCGCGAGCCGTCCGGCAGTTGCAGGATGTCGCCGCGCTCCAGTGCCGGGTGGTCAATAATGTCGACGTTCCAGGTGATGGCCGACAGGGAGCGGTACAGCAGTTCACGCACGGCGATTTGCTGGGCATGGCCTTCGTTCATCACGAAGTCCGAGTCGAGGCTTTCTTCCAGGCGCATCCATTCCGGGGTGCTGTCGTTGTAGGCTTCGGTGGTGTTGGTTTCGTGGACATAGTCGTAGGGCTCGCCCCAAATCTCATAGGTCCCGGTGCCGAGGGACATGATGATCAGGAAGAACGCGATCTGCCCGGCGGCCTCGGCAATCCGGCCGACCGGGATGGTGAAGCCGGTCCCGGTGGGGCCGACCTGCACCGCATCCGGGTCGGAGGCGGCGTACATCATGGCGGCCAGCGCGGCGGTAGCCAGGGTTGGCACCCACACCTTGCTGGTCACGGTGATTTGCCCGCTAAACTCGCTTTTCTGTTCGTAGTCCTCATCGCCGACCGGCAGGAGGCCGTCGTTGACCGACGTGATGGTCTTCATCCAGGTGTTGTCGGCGCGCTGCCGGCGATCGTCCGACCAGTACAACTCGCGTTCCTGTTTGAGCTTGAAGAACCCGGCGGTGATCGACTCACGGGCCACCATCTGAGCCTGCTGCAAACTCTTACTCAGGTTCGGGTCGAGCCACTTGAGAATCACGGAGGTCACGGAGGTTTTGTTGCGCGAGCCGCTGATGCGCAGCAGCTGATACGGCTCCAGCACCAGGTCAGGGGCGCGCACGATGTCGCGGGAGATTGGTTTGAAGCGCCCCAAGGCGTCGACCCACGGCTCAAGGGCAGCGACCTGCAGGAGGTCGGTCAGCATGTCCCATGCCGGCGTGTCGGCCAGCTGGGTGTCGCCATGCACGGTGCTGACGCCCAGCACCAGAGAGCCCCGGATTTCCGAGGGGGTCAGGCCGATGGCGGTGAGCACGTCCCGGGCAATCACGCCCAGTTCGCTGCCGGCGGGGTAGATGTTGCCGACCCACTTGGTCTGTCGCCACAGGCTGTTGCTGTCCCGGCTGCGCACGGTCAGGGACATGCCCCGCTCGCCACGGCTCTCGCGGTAATCCGACAAGTCCTCGATCTGCCCGTTGAACAGCGGCAGGCCGTCGAGGCGCACCTGGATCAAGTCGCCGATCTTGGGCTGCGCCACGCCGTACAGTTCCTGATAAAACACCAGGCCCACGGTCAGGCCGGACTCGGACTGGGTGAGGTTGTCGGCATAGGGGCTGAGGTCCTGGTACACGGTGGCGGTACCGTCGACCAGTTGCGCCCAGGTGGTGGTGGTCGCCTTGAAATGCACCAGCTGGACGTTGCGCACAACGTCCTCGCTCGGGTAGCGCAGGTACGGGAATTCCGTAAGCATTAGGGCACCGAGGTTTCACTAACGATGGAATTTGCGCCAGCAAGTACGCCAGCCAGTTGGACCAACACGACTCCGTTGTTTTCGCTGGCTTTCCTGCCAGGGCTCACGGTTGCCGCTGAATCATTCCCTACAGTGTAGGTCAGCTCTTGGCCGACGATCCCTTCGGCCGCGCCGCCGTACACCCGATTGAACACTGGCACGGTCTTGCCCTTCTGCGGAGAGCGCAGGGGGATCGGCGGCGTCATGCCAACAGGCAGCGCCACCGGGTAGTAGCCTTTGACTTTGGTGGTACAGATGCCGTCAGGCAAGGTGTCGGGCGAGTTGTAGCAGAACAGCACCCGGCGCATGAACGGGTCCCAGGTGAACGCGGTGTTAGCCCAGGTGAAGCCGCCGCTGACCAGCCCGGTGTGCAGCACACCCAGCACTTCGCCGGTCGCGTAATTGAAGGCGGTCAGGTTGCCGGTGGTTTCCACTGCGTAGGCCATCGGCGGTTCCGCGATGAACAGGAACTCGATGTTGCCGGCCACGTTGATCGTGCGCAGCCAGTCGCCGTTGGACAGTCGGCAGACCGACAGCTGCGAGGATGTGTTCTCGTGCAGGCGCGTGATCACCACGTCCCGCCCGGGGTCTACGGCAAAGGTGCCGGTCCCGGGGAACGCACCGGTGCTGCCGATGTTCGCCCCAAAGTCGGTGAGCAGCACCGGGTGTTGCGTGGTCCGCCAAGTTACCGGGTCGACCTTCAACAGCCCGTAGTCGTAGAGGCTGGTGGCCCAGATCGTCCCGTCCGGCGCGGAAAACATGAACGCGATGGTGAACGAGGTGATGTTCTGGCGCATGCCTTTGTAGGCGCCTGTCCGGCCATCCCATACCAAGGTCTGCACGCTCCAGCTCGGCCACGCATCTTGGCGCATCACGCACAACAGATGAATCTCAAACTCGCCGGGGTAGGTGGGGTCTTTGATGGTGAACAAGCCCCGGAAAAAGTCGATGTACATGGTGCAGGTGAATAGGGTTTCGACCGGGCTGGGGTAGAAATAGCTGATGCCGTCCGGGAGGATCAGACCGGTGCGCGGTACGGCCCGCGTGGTTAACGGGTACACCGCAACGTCAGACTCAAAAACCTGTTTGATGGGCATCAGAGCAGCACCCCTGCGGTGAGGTTGAAGTGAAGGCCGGTGCTGCCGATCGGCAGGGTCACCCGAGTGCGGGCGTAACCGTCCACGTCGGTGGTCGACTGCGCGATCTGCACCACACCCGGCGTGGTGCTGGACCAGTCCACCAGCACGCCGGCACACGGCTCGCCGCCGGCACCGAGCAGGCGGGTGCGGTACTCGATCGAGCTGCCTTGACCCACGGTGCCGAGCGCCGCGGGGGCGGACAGGGTCGTGGGCACCGGCTCATCGGCGTAGATGCTGATGGTGTGATGCACCTCGGGGCTGAGTTCCTGACGCAACACAAACCAGACCCCGAGGGCCGGGGAGTAGGTGGGAGGGAAGGCAGCGTCGAAACCGAGCTTGCGCTGCCAGCCGACGATTTCCCGATTGACGTGGTCGTACAGCACGGCGGAATCCATCGCCGAGACGAACACCGTGCCGGCGAGGGAGCCGGGGCTGTAGGTGTAGCCAATTCCACCGGCGTTCATGGTCGGCAGGGTGGCTTCGACGGCGCCGGAACCGGTCTCGCTGTGCAGGCGGCTGCGCAAATTTGAGAACAGTACCCGTTCCGCCAGGAAGTAAGCGCCGCCGGCCAGCCAGCTGGAGTCGGGGATGTCGGCCCCCTCGGGGTAGAGGGTCACCGGATGCACCGAGCGCTTGACCATGTAGGTTAAGCCCGCCGAAGCCACGGCAATGCCGGTGTTCTGTGTGTCGTGGCAGTAGAGGTCGTAAGCGGTCAACGACGGATTGCGCACGCCGGTAAAGCCGTCGAGCTGGATCAGGGTTCCCGATTGAATGGAATCCCCGGTAGGCTTCCTGATAATGGTCACGGCTGCCAACGCCATCAGCGAGTCAAACCACGACGGCTTGTGGAAGCAGCGCGCATAGTTGCCGTCGATGTCCTTCATCGGGAACGGCCCGGCCAGCAGACGCAGGGCCATGTCAGGCCACCCTGCCGACAATACGCAGCTTGACCGTCACCGGGTATTCCACCAGGTCGGTGCCGACCGATTGCGGGGACATGGTCATGGGCGCACCGCCGACCTCGATGCCGACGATGATCACGCTGAACTTCAGGCTGGTGACGTAGGAGGGGTGCCATTCGATGTAACCCACCGCCGGATCGGGCGGGTTCATCCAGAAGGCGATCAACGCCTTGAGCATGTCGAGCGGCATCGACAGGCCGGCGCTGGGAATCCAGCGTTCCTCCGGCGCCACGTCGCGCAGGTTGCCCGGCCACAGGGTGTTGGACGCCGACGATAGGGTCATCTGCGAGGTCCAGATCGGCGCAACAATCGCGTCCTCAGCCATGCTGGTCCATTCGTGCGGGGCCAGCGTGTAGTCCAGCGCGCCCAGCGTCGGGTGGATCATCCGGCCTTTGCCGGTGCCGGGCGCGGCGGCGGCCACCACCGACAAGACGATGCTCTCGACCACCGGGCTGGCGTCGAGGATGGTGAAGTTGGTCGTTGCAGTCAGTAGGGCCATACCCACCTCACGGGACGTAGTGGACAGAGACAGTCGGGGTGTCGCCTGCCGTGCCGGGGTTGTAGCGGGCCAGCGCCACACCTTGGGCGTCGGTGACTTCGCTGATCAGGGTCAGGGTGCCGGTGCCGGCCAGCGTCCACTGGATCGCCCGGTAGGGCGGGCCTGTGAACACGATCAGGCAGCTGCCATCGGTGCGCACCAGGGTGCCGGTGAGGGCGTGCAGGCTCATCGCTTGGCCCTCTCGTTGAGGACCTGCTGATCCAGCCAGTCGCCCATGCGCATACGCATTTGCGCCGGGGTGACGTGAACCTGGTACACGCTGGTCCCCCCACCGCCGTTGGCGCCGCCGACACGCTGACTTACCGCTGCCGGCGTGGAGTTCGCCAGCGTAGCCTGGTCGGTAGAGACCGCCCCGGTGCGGGCGTTCAGCATCCGGCCGCTGTTGACCGCGTGGATGAAGTCGGACCCCAGCGCGGCGGTGGCGTTGGCGTTCAGGATGCTTTCGCCGTTGGAAACGAACAGCGGGGAGGTTTGGCCCCCGGCGCCACTGATGTAGGTGGGGATCGAGTCAGAGGTACCCGAGCCAGGGCCGTGAATGATGCCGCCAGTGGCCATGTGCGAGGCTTGAACCGAGCTGATAGCGGTGGCCCCGCCACCGCCAGCGTACAGACCGGCCACCATGGTGCCGAGGCTGAACAGGCCGCTGGCCTGTCCTGCGCCGCTGGAGCTGCCCAGCCCGAGCAGCCCGCCGATGTTGCCGAACACCTGGCCGAAACCGCTGGTGACCTTGTCCAGCAGGCCAACGAAGCCCCCGCCCAGCGATTCGAAGAAGCCCTTGCCCTCGGTTTCGACCAGCTTGTCCAGCCCGGGGCCGGCGGCGACTTTCTTCATCGCCTCGGCGGTTTCTTTCGGCAGGCAGCTGCCGTCTTTCGCCGCCTCAGAATTGCCGGTGTCACCGGTCAGCACGCCGACCACGCTGTCCATGAAGCTGCCCGGCTGGGTCACCTGCGAGGTGGTGTTGGTGGATTCGCCTTTCTTTGGCGACCCGCCCCAGCCGAAGCGGGCGAACAGCGCAGGGATCGCCCCCTGCTGCCCCGGCTCCTTGCCCCCGAACAGAGTGCCGGTGAGGCTGCCGATCGTCTCGTTGCTGAACGTCTTGATCAGCGTGCGCATGCTCTCTTTGGAGAGCTGCTTGAACACATCGTCCAGGGTGCTGCCGAGGCTTTTACCGCCCACCACGGCATCGGCAAAGGCATCACCGATGCCTTCAATCGCGGTGACCACATGGTCATTGAGGACTTCGCCGAAGTGCTCAAACGACGACTCCGACTGTTCCAGGCTGCGCTGGATGAGGGCAGGGTCGAAGGCCCGCTTGAACCCCGACTCCCAGGTGCCGGTGACGCGCTCCAGGGCCAGCCCGACTTGCCCAATCTCGGTGTTGGTGCCGGCGATGACCCGGTGCAGGTCGAGAACTTCTGCCCGTGCCCTGGCCAGTGACTCGGCGATGTTCTTGTTGTATGGGTCCGCTTCGGCTTTCGGCGCCAGGTCGGCAACTTGCGCTTGTGCGATGCCCAGCGCGTGCTCAGCGTTGGCCCGTTTATCAAGCAACAACCCCTGGTGATCCGTCAGGTAATTACGGCGCTGGGTGCGGTCGCCGGGGATCAGGCCCTTGTCTTCAAGCCGTGCATCATTCAGCAGGTTGCCGCTGGTAAGCGAGCGTTCCAGCAGGGAGTCGATTTCGTCGCGGGCTTGGCGCTCACGG